ACAGGTGATTCGACAGGTGATTCGACAGGTGATTCGACAGGTGATTCGACAGGTGATTCGACAGGTGATTCGACAGGAGATTCGACAGGCTCAACAACTTCAGGCTCAGGTTCAGGTTCAACAACTTTAGGTTCAGGTTCAGGCTCAGGTTCAACAACTTCAGATTCAGGTTGAACCTCTTCATTAGTAGGTTCAACAACAGCTTCAGGCTGAACCTCTTCATATTTGGTAACACATTTTGGCAATAAATCATCCACTTTATTCATTCGTACAAATGTTTTCACTTCATCATCTGTAGGCACATATTTATCAAATAATCCAATTTTAATTATATTAAAATATACTAATAAAAAAACAATAATAGCAATTGCCCCACCTGCAGTATCAAATACATCAAATGAGGTAGATATAACAATCAATGACATTATCCATGATATTAATGGCTTTTTATATTTAAAACTATCTACAAACATTGTAAAAAAATTACATGGTTCATCATTACATGTTGATGGCAAAAATAGTATAAAAAATAACCATTTTAAAAGATTGTATGCAGTTAGACCAAGTGATATTGGAAATATAATAATAGCTATAATATAACCAATCATTATACACCAACCTATCCAAAACAACCATGGAAAAAATAATAAATTTTTGGATGGTGTATAAAATATTGGAGCTCCATTAATGCCAATGTGTGAATTATGTGTTGATATATAGGCTTTGCCATCTTCATATTTATCAGCTGCTGTATGTAATGATAACCATTGGGCATTATACACAACATAATAAGCAGTTACAAACATTGACATGATTGATATTATTAATAAAATAATTATTGAAATAAAAGGTCCAAAAATAATAGTAGCACTGTCTGAAAAATTATTATTTAAAAATTTAAAATAACTATTTAAGAATGTTAAATTAAATATAGTTACATTACTTATAATTCCACTTATAAAAAGTTCAAAAAAAGACATTTTTTTCTTTGTTGGATTTTTATCTCCCATTGTTTTACCGCGCATTTCTGTCTTTATCTCGTTCAGCTTGTCGTTTAAATTTTTCCATATGGACTGTTTTTCAGAATTATATGAAAAATTTAATTCTTGATATAGGCTTTGATTGTCATTTCCTTGTATGCGATTTATATATTGTGTGTTTAACAATGGCTCATAAGCATCTGTTACAGTTGTATCATCTTTTTTTGGGCACTGTCTAGGTTTAAATAACATGGTATCAGTTAACCCTTCAATATAATATGCTGGTATTATGATATCAAAAACACCAGAACCACATGATTTGCTTGCGTATAATATTAAACAACCAATTAAAATAAGTATACAAAATTTAATAATGGATGATCCAAGTTTTTTCCCATAATCACCAATTTTTTTGCTATTATCTTTTTTAGAATCAATGTCAGACATATTATAATATAATAAAATGTTTTGGATATATATGCTTAAAGTTTTTTTAGCAGTATTTTTTATTTTATTATTGTTTGTCTTGTCTAAAAAAGTGTGTGAAGGTTTTGATAATGAATCTAGTAGTCAAGAAAGCAGTCAAGAAAGCACTCAAGAAAGCAGTCAAGAAAGCAGTCAAGAAAGCAGTCAAACCACAAACACTGTGAATTTACCCTTAACTACTACTTTTAGTTGTACAAACATGTGTATAAATGCGCGATGTTCTAAAACAGGACAACAATGTTTGTCAGATATAGATTGTCCTGGTTGTCAGCCTTTTGTTCCTCCATTGCCTCCTACAAAAGACAATGTTCCAGGAAACAATGATGCTGGCAAATTGACGGCTGGGGTTACCCCTGCTTATTCTACTTTAACAACTGATATTGGAACACAAGCAAAACTTTATGGTAATGGAGAATACCAGTTTGAACCGGCACCACAAGCAAATTTTGGGACAAATGTGTGGCGTTCCGCGTTTAATCAAGAGAGAAAACTATTTGATAAAAGATATAAACCAACAGGTCTGCCAAATATGCCGGATTATTCAAAAAGATATTCAATTACGGGAGAATTTATAGACGAAGGACCTCTCTCTTCTAATTCCTATTTTTCGTAATTTATTGATTTAATAAAAGAAAAGGTTATTAAATCAAAAAGACATTCAGATATTTAAATTTATTATTATTATGTCGCATACATTAATCCAGCATTACCACCAACAAAAGTGACAACATTAATTCTCTCTTCAAATAGAACCATGTTGAAATTGTAATCATAAATTCGCCATGTCGGTTTATTAATGCCAATAATATTTCCAGTTGCGGGATTACATATAGTGAGTGTTTGAGCGTTTGGATCTAACGCAGGGGTAATTGTAGTGAATTCAAATTCCACTAAATTAAAACGATTTGTGTTTAATGCACCACTAGGTTGCAAATCAAATGGGTCTGTCGTTAAACAAAAATTATAACAATATAATCCATCTGGTGCGTTTGACATAGTTCTAACATATTTCTCAATGTAATTAAACACCCCCACAGGCAGCAAGTTCTCTCTATATTGTCCATCTAACAATATGCCTAATGTAATTAATATTTCTTTTATGTTTTCAATAGTATAAATAGGTGTAATCATTAAACCAGTAGGGCTTCCACCAATGTTTTGTCCAGGACCAATATACAAAGAACATCCATCGTATTGTTGAACTGGAAACATGTCATCCATGGGAGCAGGAATAACATTAAATGGAACCTCTCCATATGGATAATTGGTATAATTAGACCATTGATTTCGCAGATTTGCGTCGCTTCGTTGGAAATAAAACATCCAACTTGTAACTAATCCCAATGAATCTAATTGTATTTTATTTGGTCCTGTAACATTATAAAAAATAGTTTGGCGCACTTGTTTAAATAAATATTTTTGTTCATTTAAAGCAAACAATCTTGATTCATCGTTAGAGAGAAAACAATATGTGCAGTTTAAATTAATGTCGGAATTCCATAATGTTCGTGTGTCTACATATGAATTTACCCCAATACATATGTCAGGAGGTGGTTGAAGAAAACGATAAAATTGCATATAATATAAATTAAAATTCGGAGCAACTCGTGGATATTGATTAAGTGGATCCATTACATCGCGAATAGTGAACAACTCATAAATTGGACGCAGAGTAATCGTTATATGTAATTCATTGTATTGTAATGCGACTAATGGGAATGCCATTTGCGTTTTTAAATTAAACCATGCGTTTAATGGAATATACAATGTTCTTCCACGAATAGATGGTTCAGGACCAGGAACACTTGGGCTATAATATGCGTTTGGATATGTATTTACACGCCCACTCGCATTGGCTGGGTCTGTTAGTTCAACCACATTTCCAATCATTCTGTTAAACAATTCATTTTTAGGACCACTAAAATCGCGTTGGACCATTGATAATAAATATGCACCGGAAAATTCCTGTAATGTTTGATTGCCACATGTAATCGTAACATTTTTAATCATTTGTGCGCCAATATTGTCTATCCATTGAAATTCATATGGAACCCAATCAGGATTTTCATTTTGTGAATTTTGTTGAGGTGGAAAAATGGGACTCCAAATAGAAGGCAAATCAACAGAAATATAACAATCCATTAATAAATCGGCATATCTAGGTATTTTAAATGTAAACGTGGATTCTTCAATCAATCTCAATGTTCTGGAACCATCAAAATCTACACGAAATTTCTGTAATCCAAAATTGGTATATTTGGCATAGGTTGTTTTAAAAAATGTTTTACTAGGATTGCCATTTAATATAATGTTTTGCTGACCTTGACTTACTAAATTTAATAGACCTCCACCCATTAATATATAAGTATTTTTATATTTTTAAATACTTCTTATATATAATAATATGGATAAAAATGCCCCACAAATAATTATTTTTATTATTAGTCTAGTTGTTATAATTTCAGGAATATTTTATTATTTATATATTACTGGATTAAGAAGCAGGGAATGCACATTTATGAATAACATTTATGGCACATTAAATACAAAACTTAAACCATTGAACGCATCCTCCAAACAATGTCAATTTAATTTACAGGATTATTATATTAAAACCGCTTATAATTGCTGTAGTGGTGGAAGTTATAAAAATGATTATGTAGACACGTGTAATTTAATTAATGTATTAAAACAAGGATGTCGAGGACTTGATTTTGAAATATATTCCATTGATGACAAACCGGTTGTGTCTACTTCTATTTTAGACAATAATTATGTAAAGGAAACATATAATTATGTAGAGTTTTCAGAAGTAATGAATATTTTAACGAATTATGCGTTTTCAGCTAGCACCGCACCGAATTATACAGACCCATTAATTGTTCATTTGAGAATAAAAAGTAACAATTCAAAAATGATTGCAAATTTCGCGGACTTGTTTAAACAATATTCCGGATTTATGCTTGGAGAACAGTATAGTTATGAAAATCATGGCAAAAATATTGGGTCAGTGCCATTGCTTACATTTGCATCAAAAAACAATATTATTCTTATTGTTGATAGAGAAAATAAAATGTTTTTAGAAAACAATCAATTTATGGAATATGTAAACATGACAAGCAATTCTATTTTTATGAGAGCATTGCGTTATTATGATATTAAATATGCACCGGATTTTATTGAATTGCAAGAATATAACAAACAAAACTTGTCAATGGGAATGCCAGACAATGAAATAAATCCAGTGAATCCAAATGGAATCGTTGTGAGAGAAAGTGGTTGTCAAATGATTGCAATGAGATACCAATATGTAGATAATTATTTGGAAGAAAATATTGGATTTTTTGATAAAGTTGGATTTGCCTTTGCTTTAAAACCAGAGAGATTGAGATACATGCCTGTTGAATTGCCGGACCCAACACCTCAACGTCCCGAATTGTCTTATGAATCACGAGACATTTCAAGTGATTATTTTAGTTTTAGTATTTAAACTGGTGAAAAAAGATATCACTATATATTATGAAAGACAAGGTGTGTGATAAATCAATGAGTTTCAGTGATTGTGAATTGGCTATATTGCGTATGCAAGTTGATGAAGCCGAAGCTAAAATAGCTAAACGAATGATTAAAACAGAAGAAACACAAGAAATGATTTCTATTGTAGAAAATTTCATTAAAAAAAAGGCGTTGGTCTGTTATGGCGGCATTTCTATTAATGCTTTATTACCAGAACAAGATAAAATATATAATGAAGATATTGATTTACCTGATTACGACTTTTTCTCTCCAAATGCGTTGAACGATGCGAAAGAATTAGCGGATTTATATTTTGAAAAAGGATATACAGAAGTTGAAGCAAAAGCAGGACAACATCACGGCACATTTAAAGTTTTTGTCAATTTTCAAGGAGTCGCAGACATTACATTGATTCCTTCCAAATTATATAATATTATCAAAAAAAAAGCAATCAGAGTAAATGGAATTTTATATACAGATCCCAACTTTTTAAGAATGTCAATGTATTTAGAATTATCTAGACCAGCAGGAGATACAAGTCGTTGGGAAAAAGTTCTGAAGCGTTTGATATTGTTAAACAAACATTATCCTTTGACAGATTTGCAGTGCGGTAAAATTGATTTTCAACGAAAAATGGAGTATGAAAATGAAAATAAATCAGATGAAATTTATGAGACAGTTAAAAACACATTTATAAATCAAGGAGTCGTTTTTTTTGGAGGTTTTGCCATTTCACAGTATTCTCAATATATGCCTGCGCATTTGAAAAAAAAGTTTGAAAAAATTGCCGATTTTGATGTTCTCTCAAATGACCCGTTGATTACTGCTGAGATAACCATTGAACGATTGAAAGATATAGGCATATATAATGCGAAAATAATAAAACGACCTAATATTGGTGAAATAATTCCTTTACATTATGAAATAAAAGTAGGCAAGGATACTGTTGCGTTTATTTACGAGCCAATTGGATGTCATAGTTATAATATATTGGTTCAACAATCTCAAAAAATAAAAATAGCAACTATTGATACCATGTTAAGTTTTCATTTGGCATTTTTATATGCGGGAGAACCATATTATGACAATGACCGTATTTTATGCATGTCAAAATTTTTGTTTGATGTTCAGCAAAAAAATCGTTTAAGTCAAAAAGGATTGTTAAAACGATTTAGTATTGTTTGTTATGGACATCAGGAAAGCGTAGAAGAAATGAAATCACTAAAGGCGAAAAAAATCGTAGAATTAAAAAATAAAAAAGGGACACCAGAATACGATGAATGGTTTTTAAAATACAATCCTGCATCCGCATCTGTAGACAAAAAAAATGGGTCGTCACATGTAGACGCACAAGCACAAGCACAAGCACAAGAACACAAACATCGCTCAAAAACAAGGAAACATATGAAGTCTGTGAAAAAAACGAAAAAACAATACAAAAAACGCAAAACAGGTAAAAAATATTGGGAAATTTATTAGTTAAATTAGTCCGAATTTACTTCGGATTATAAGGAATGTGTATGTATACCGAAGCATAACATAAGATGAGTAATATTATAAATTTAATAAACCATATCAAATTTTCTTGAAAATTGTGTAACTCAGGTGAAACAATCTCATTGTAATTAGTATTATTTATAAAAACTATTTGTTTACAAATAATACATTTATTATTTTCAAGTGTATGCCATTGATTCAAGCAACTTGAATGAACTATACAATCACATTCGCATTGTTTTATATAGTTGAAAATAGATGACATTTTATAACATTTTTTACCTTCATAACTTTTATGTTCTAAACAAATTAAACACAAGTTGTCAGATTCGGACATTGGCATTGAGTTATTATTGAGTTACAGGCGGTAAAGTAAATCAATTTTTATTATTAAGAACGAATAAAATTGAAATGCTTTTTCTTTAATAACAATTTAGCACCAGTAAATCGACCAATAATTCTCAAAAAGACAATGACATTCCAAATGAGTCCACAAGTTAAAAATATGATTGATGAAATCGTAATGGATTGGATCCATTTACACTATGATGAAATCTCCGCAACAATCAAAGGTAATAGGTATACGATTGCGGATGAAGATGACAGACAAGAGGTGATAATATTTGAATTATTTATCATTAACTCAGTAAGAAACTTTGGTCAGTTCTGCGAATCCAGCAACAAAGTGGATGCGTCATACTTGGGTGAAATTGTGGAATATTGTAATAATTATCTTGAAGAAACTTACGGACACGGCGAACATTTCCATTTGAAATTGGACAAAATAAATGATGTATCTTATCTATGTACAACTTTAGGTTACGCATTTGGATTTGAATATAAAGCAGAAATTACTGAATGGTTTGATAGTATAGATGCTCCGTTTTTAAAGTAAAACCGTTAATTTCGTCGATACGTCTTTTTTCATCAATCTCTCTCTCTCTATTCTAAAATCGATTTATTGCCTTTATTGATTTATTTACACTATAAAAAGAAAATCCAAACAAAATGCTGGTTGTTATAAATCCATGAATATTCATGTTTCCATCTTTTGAAAATAAAATCGGCATATATGTAAACAGTTGTTTTTTTACAACAGGCAATTGAAATAAAAAATATAAAATTGATAAAAATAATGGGGTTTGAATTTCATTATACAAATCATCTAATTTATCTGTTTGTGGTTGGTGTTGATATTGTGGTTGTGTGTAAGAATCTTGAATATAATCTTGTTGATTTTGAGATGTAGGTGGAATGTAATTTTGTTGTATTTGTGCGTCATGTGTAATGCTTTCTGTGTTTTGAGAAATATCACGCGACTGTAATTGTGTCGATCCGGTTGCACTTGCTTGTTGAAGACCACTTACTATTTGATTAATAGTGCTTTGGTCTAAAGTAATTTGGCTGTCATTTATTGGTGTTTCACTTGTAGTTATTTTCATATTTCCATTACCCGCAGCAGGATTTGTTGGTAAATCATAAATATTCGTACTCATAAATATTATAAATATTGATTGATTATAATATTTACGCAAACTCTATTATTTTTTTCTCTTTATCACATTTTGTTACATTTGAAACATATTTATAACATTTATTGTCATATTTATGAATTTTATTGTCTATCTCTTCTATTGGGGCAGCATGAAACAATATGCAGTTTTTTCCTTTACATACACTTCTAAATAAAGATGCTACTCCTAAACCTAAAAGTATGGATAGGATAATTTTCCCTGTTCGAGTATGAATGTATTTCTCCATTTTCATTTGATTCATATAATACACATATACTATTGTTGTTAGCAAAGAAAGATTAAAAGAGAGAGAGAAGTGAATCAATTACCCTTTAAACCCTTGAATAATTAGAATGCCGGTTTATATTTGAATTGGAATGCTTGAAATTAGACTTTCATCAGCAGGACAATCTATTTCTGATTTTGTAAAAGAATAACAATTGTCACTTTTGTCTTTAAATAATATCTTATCTATGTTTTCAGGTGTTGGATATACTAAAACGGTTTTTATATCAGGACCTAAAATATAAATGCAAAAGAGACCTATTACCAAACTTAATAGAAATACAGGAACTGAAATGTATTTTGTCAGCATTGTTATACTATTTACACTGACAATAAAATAATAATTTAGATATTCTTATTTTTCTCATAACAATAGAGTAAAATAACAACTCATGAATATTGTAGATCTACATTGTATTATAATGTTAATGCTTTTGTTCTTCTTGTGATCTTTCTAATTGTTATTTTTCATCATCCTCATCCTCGTCCTCATCTGAATTACCCCAATCAATCGGTTCATTCTTTTTTACACGCAACGCAATTTGTTGTTTTTGGGTTAGTTCTTTTTTAGGTTTTGAAGGTGCTTGTTTCTTTTTCGGACTTTTGCTTCTCTTGTTTTTTACTTCTAACTCATCTTCTTTATCTTCTTCCACTAAATCTGTATCATAACTAATAATTTTAGGCTCTCCATACAATTGTTCAAAATCACTCAGTGTTGTTACTCGTTGAACAAGCGTATATACCTCTGTTTTTTCATCAAATTCAACAACATTCATGTGATATTTTAATTTCATTAATTTCATTAATATTGGATTTAACTCCGACAAATAAATGTCAACCGCATTTTCAGGATTGTTTGATTTTACTTGTTGTTTTATAGTATTGATTAATTTATATACTTTATATTGTAAGTTATCAATGTATTCCTTATTCGGTTTCGTGTTTAAATACAAATAATAATATGTTTCTAATGTTTCGGTAAATTCAGTAACATCATCCTTCATTTTGTTAAAATTAGAAATGGCTTGTTCATTTGTAATATACCCAAACAAAGCATTATTTTTTTCTTTGATTATGTCGTTTTTTATTTTAGAAAGCATGTTTTCATATAAAATTATGGAATCTGGAAGCATTTCGCAATATCCTACATTAATATTGATTTTTAAACCACATGGAGAGACAACATCCCCGCATTTCGCAATTAAACTTCTTGAACCAGTTTTTTCATTATATATAGTTTGAAAAATGCTTTTGACTGGACGACCACAATTAACACATTTTATTTTTAATCTAATAAACGCATTATGCTTCTTTTTTAACTCACTGTTTATTTTTTTTTTCAAAGAATTGATTCCTGATTGATATTTCATTTTTAATGCATAATATTTATTAACTGCGGAATTTAGTTCTTCTTGTTTTAGTTCTTCTTGTTTTAGTTCTCCTTCTTTTAGTTCTCCTTCTTTTAGTTCTCCTTCTTTTTCTTCGTTATTCATTATAATAAAATAGTATTATATTTTCAACAGTTTAACCCTTCATTACATGAACTCATTTTGCCAACTAGGCAAGCCTGTAATCAATTCTTCTCGTTGTATCTTTTTAGTGGTTTCATAATTTTTTATTTTTGATAAAATATACTGTTGCTTTTGTTTGTTTTTTTCGTATATTTGTGCAGGAGTTAATTTCCCCTTGTATTTATAAAGTAATAAACCTCCTAAAATTAATAAAAATAAAATGAATAATGAAATGTTGAAAAGATAGTTGTATACATTATTTTTTATTACTCCGCATTGTTTTAATGTTTGATTTAAAAAATATTTAACACCTGGTTCAACCAAAGATGGATTCTCTTCAAAATTCATAATAAATATGAGGATTTATTTATTATAAATTACACTCATAATAAATAAAATAATGAAATAAATTATATGAATGGATATATTAATTTAATTGTATTTATTTTGACGACTATACTTTATTTTTTTTCAATTAAACCAGAGGTTAAGTATGATACACTTGAAACACCACAATCTACAAAAGGTTTAGCCATTTATGCGTTAATTATTTTATTAACACAATTTGGGTTAAATGTTTCGGCAATTATAGAAAAATGCGGAGGCAGCGCTTCACAAAATATTGGGGTTGCCGCATTATTTACTTTTTTACCATGGACACTTATTTTTGGAGTTGTATTGGCAGTGTTAATTGCCTTTCCAGGGTTTAAATCTGCCTTTTCAGATGTAATTGGATATTTTTATATTTCAGATAAAGCCCATATTTTATTTAGTGAAATGTTGGCAATCAAAGGAGATGTCGCAAATAAAATAGAATCCTTACCAACATTTGAAAAACCAGCAGCATCATCAACTGCGGATGCTCTTATTAAATTGTGTGGGAATATGGGAATTTTAATAAACCAAATTGTTCCAAGCAATTTTAAAGATTTCTGGCAATTGTTGGGTCCACTTATGAAAACTGATTCGATGTTAGAAGCACAACCATTATACCAAAATTTTATTAAAACCGAGAGAGAAAAAGAACAAGAATCAGCAGGACCAACAATACAATCAGTAACACCACAAGCAGGAGGACAACCCAATCCAGCATCAGATTATTACAGAGATGAATTGTTGAAATTGGTAGTTTCGAGAGACAATGTTGGTGAATTTATGTGGTATCTCTATACAGGTGTGTTAGTGATTTCTATTATTCAGTATTATATTTTAAGTCGCGGATGCATTAGCAATGCAGCAACTATGGAAAAAAATTATCAGAAATTTTTAGAAAATGAAGATGCTGCTCAAGCACAACAAGAAGCTGGACAAAATACAACATACACAATAACATCGTAATTTTGTAGGTCTTGGTAGGGGTTGATGTCTTGAAACGGCTTTATCAAAAAAGAATTTTTGGATAGGTGATGTAAAACATTACTAGTAAATAACATAGTATTCCTAAAATAATAGAAAATAGCCAAATAGGTAATATTGTTCTAGTCTTGTATCCGATCCCAAAAATACGCAAACTTCCATCCGATTTAAATAAAAATGCAGGTTTTGTAAATTGTATTATTAAAAATATACAAACAAAAAGAACAATAGAAATCAATGTAATGTTTTCTTTCATAAATTCTCTAGATGACATATATAAGTTAATTATCTATTTTTTTTTTATGATAATCGCATAAAAAACAACCCAAATAACCCCTTGAAAAAATTAATCATATTCGTCCATAGTTTCAGCTACTTCATCGCCGTAGTAATCCCCATCCATGTAATCTTCATTCATAAATCCCATATCACGATTTTCATTATCTATATCTTCATCAAGCTGTTGTTCGGCAATAAAATCGTCTATTTCATTAACATTATCATTATAATTGTTGCCGTGTGTTTCATGGTTTCTTAATTGTTTTTCATATTGTTGATATTTATCTGTTTCTTCCAATGTATTATCATATTCTTCAGCAACATATTCAGTCAATCCTTTTTGTAATCCTTTGTTCCAATCTCCAAGTTTATATTTTTTAAATAAATTATCAATGTTTCTGCCTTCATCATCCTTCTCTTTAAGTTTATCAGTAAATGTATTTTTCTCTCTTTGTTTTATTTTAAAAACCATATCACTCACATCCTCATAAGAAACATCATTGTCTTTTTTATGATTTACCATAATATTAATATAAACAATCAATAATTCGGCCACTTTTCCTCTTAATTTTTTTTGATTCCCACGAAGCATTATTTCGTCATCTCGTGTTTCGAGTTCATATTCTTTTTCTTCTTCTTCTTCTCCTTCTTCATCGATTTCGTCTTCTTTGCGTTGTCTTTCTGCTTCTTTATGAATAGGGGTTTCAATATACTTGATAAAAATTTTAAAAAAGAAATATTGGATCAACAACTCAACTGTTCTATTTGGCAATCGTTCATAATAATATATTTCATTTATTACTAATAATAAATTAATACATGATTGTTTAATTTCAATCAACACATGTGTCAAAGTGTCATCATTGTAGAAAGCAACAAGCTGAGAATAATATTCATAAATCATTCGTTGAATGTCTGTATTATGAATGGTTGACAAATTCCAATAAATAGGTATTTTTACTTCTTTGTAATTTATTTTATTTAAAATGATATTTGGGAATACTGTGCTAATGTCTTTTGCGTATGATTTGAAAAAGGTGAGTTGTTCCATTTTCTTTTCCATCACTGAATTAATAAATGTTTCAATCACTTTAAATTTATTTTTAGTCAATTGTTTTGAATTATCCCGAATATAGTCTATAATAGTTGTCTTCATATCAGAAACTCTACGACTCAAATAATTCGATAGTCTTTTATTTGCTTCATCTATAGCATTTTCATCATTTTTAGTTTCTATTAATTCAATTAATAAAGTAATCCCATCATCATTTTCAGTAGCATTTATAGAAACCAACAATTCAAATAAACGTATTAATGGTTCAATTGTTGGAAAAGATACATTTATGTCAACGATATTTTGTCGATTTACTAATTGTAACAATCGTAAGAAATGTTCGGATGAATATTCCATTCCAGATAGTTTCATTTTGCGAATAATTTCAGTATTATTATCCTTGTCTTTTTCGTGAATCTCTGGTTTTGAAGTGCATACAGACAAATATGCTTCATTCATAGGCGATTGTGTTTTAAATTTACAAAAATAAATAAATGCCAAATAAATAGTCTCTTCACTAAACATTTTTAAAATAGTTGGTCGAATAGTTTTACTGTTTATTTTGCTTGAAAGCATGATAGCAGTAGATAATCCATTAATATCCTTTAATATTTTTGACAATTTAATTACATTATTATTGTATGTTTCAATGCTGTCATCTTTTTGTTTAAAATATTCAATTATTGGCAATGTTTTATTATCCATGCAGCATGCGTTTTCCAAATAAGATTGTAATAATAATGCCTGTTTTTTCACGATATGTTGTATTTTTTCTTGTATTGCGAGAGAATATTGGATGACTTTACTTTCAACAATCAATATTTTCTCTCTTTGTTGATAGGATGCGCGTTTAATATCATCTAACAATGATTTTTCAAATTCAGGAGAAATATATTGAAGATGTTTTATGCGAATTTCAACCAATGGTGGTAAAAATTCTTTCCATTTTGTCAAACTATATTCTTCGGAAATAAAGGTGACTGGTCTTTTTAATAAATATTCAACCTTTTCCATTATTTTTCGTTTTATTTCCGGAAGTTCTAATAATATAGTGTCAAGTATCAATTTTATTTTATCATAAACATACGCAACTGTTTTCTTTTGTAATACTGACCATGGTTCAACATTTGCTCGAAGTTTATGTCCAACACATGAGATATAAGTTAATGCGCTAAAATCACTGACACCATCAAATGGATATCCCTCAAATGATTTAATACAACCAGGAAATGTTTTGCGTGTTTGAACGGATGGAATGCTTATTTGAACGGCAATTAAAAATGTGCCAAATGTTGCGAATAAAATGGTATCATTGTAATATTGTTTATAGGAAGGAATAATGGTTCCTTTATTTGCCTTGTCCTGCATCATCTTTGCGTAAACTTTCTCCTTTTTCAAATGTTCTTGGATGACAATATTAACAATCGTAATGATAAAATCTCTTTCAGATTCAATGTTAATTCCCATTTCGCGAGAAATAGTTGTAATAATATTTGAAATGAGTTCAGATTGCGGATTTAATTTCATTTTAGCGGTTGGGTTTTCCACATCTTGTTCTAACATCGCATCACGAGTTTTTGTCCGTTGCTGTCCTTCTTCATCAACGTTGAAATTGATTTTTTCAATAACATATCCGCTGTATTTGTCTACCCATGCGTCTCCATCATCACTGAGTTTGCCTATTTCTAATTTCAATTTATTTACTTGTTCCTCATATTGCGGCGCATTGTAATATTGTGCAAGTGTATACAAAAATGTAGGAATTAATTTCACGTGTATTAAGTTACAATATAACCAATGTGGATCTTCTATGTGTTGTTCTGTAAACATTTTCACGAATTTTATTATATACATTTGTTGTTTTTCAAGATCATCCATGCCTAAAATATGTTTTAAAAGTGAAGCATGTGGAGAGACATCAATACTTGAATCATCCGCAGTATTTAACCCAAGATTATATTTCATGTCATTGTATTGAAAAATTTGTTGTGTTTCAATTTTATTGAGTTTGGGAATTATTCTATCATAATATTTCATTTTTGTATCCAACATTTCTGTAAATGCCTCTTTTGAAATGGCGTATTTTTCGTCAAATTCTTCCATGGCTTTCTTGATAAATTGTTGTTTGATGGATAACCCAACACCTGATGTGTTTTTACAAGTGTTTTCATTTGAGACGCAATTTGTTTGTAAATTACACAACATGTTTTCACTTGTGCTAATTAAATTTGGGTCAATATCTTTTGCCAATTCCCAGACATTATTTTTTCTAATGTAATATTTATAGTCTATTATATCAATTAAAATGGCATAATAGCCATCTAATACCCGTCGCATCCCATTAATTAGTGTTTCTGTTAAATAATTTGATTCCACATCATCCAATTTCATTTTACTTTTTATTTTTCCTTGTAAAAAGATGAAAAACTGTTCTGGCGACATTTTACTTCTCTCTTTTTCATATGAATCTAATTCTCCATAATTAGTATTATCAAATTGTCTGTCAAAATAAATATTCTTTTCATTGTCATTTTCCAATTCTTTAATAGTATAATATTTTTTCGCAATAATATAAGTTTTACATTTGGATTTGTCTTCTTCTTTTTCAAATTGTTTATTTATATTTTCAATTAAATCGGTCATATCATTAGAAAACATTAATTCAATATTTTCTTTTGAATAAAATGTATTATATAAATTTCCGAAATCTACATTTACTAATTGTGCCAATAATTCTTGATTTGTAAAAAATAAGTTGGACTCATTGTATAAATCATACTTGTTAAATATTTGATTCATTAGATTTTGATTTTTAAACAGTTCTACCATTTTCACTGGTTCTTTTTTGGGTTTATAAATGTGTTGTTTAAAAAAGTTTTTGTTTAATAAAAATGATTTATTGTATTCTGTAATTTTCTCGTTTATATATTTAGTTATTTCTTTGTATTGTGCGTAAGTTAGATCGTCTGTATAAATTAAAAATGGTTCTAAATATGAAACGACATCTACTATGGATAATTTCGCATTCATGTATTTTTTCATTATATTAAATATTCTTTTGATGGTTGGGATAACATTGTCAATGTATTTTTTATAATTTTGTTCTTTAGTTAATTCAGACTTCATATTCATTTTGTAATTAGTGATTATTTTGAAAAAGTCGTCTTCTTCTGTTTCAGTTTGTGTCTTTTCTTGTATTGTAATTTTTTTAGTAAAAAAATCCCAATATTTGAAAAATGATGAATTAAGATTTGATTTTATCAATATATTTGTTCCTGGTAAATTAATACGAGAGAACCGGACAACCGGTTCTGGCAAAGTGATGATTGATTTTAATTCTAATTCGTCGGCTTGCATTAATGCCTTTTTAGTAGTGATTAATTGACTCCCAGTAATATTTTCTTTATGTAATTTAGTAATTTCAGGGGTATATTGTTGTGTAAAATATGTTGTTTCTTCTATTGTGTTAGATTGTCCTTTTTCTGATGTCGAACCTTTGCCACGCGAAACATATGAAATAAAATCATCATTATTATTTACAATCGCAAATATATTTGTGTGCACTTTTTTTCGAGCAATAATGTCATTTTGATTTTCATGATGAGTATATTCAAACGGTCTTAATATAGGATCCATGTCTTTAAACATGGTTGAATACTTGTTCTCTTCTTCTGATGAATTTGCTGATTTATATTTATCAACAATTTCCATTATAGATTCAAATGGTTCTTCACTAATTATGCTAATGTCTATATTTTCAGAATCAGTTGTAGTAGCGTCTTGTAAATATATTTTTTTTATTGTTTTAACTACTGGTATAATCCAATACAAATTTGTATCAAATTTTTCAAAATAGACTGATAATGGTTTCCAATTTGATTTTTTAACCGTTTCATAGAGAATGTTCCCATATTCATCAAATGTTGAAAATTGTTGTCGTAATTGTTTGAATCGTTCTACGGTAGTATGTATGTTATTTAAAATTGCGTAATTTTTTCGTTGTATTGTTGGAACCGTTGCGAATAAATCGTCCATTAAATCATTCAATTGCGCATCTAAGCTGTATCGTTGTTTGCTTATGTTAACATCAATAAATTGTGTAATTCTTCCAAAATGTTCTTTTCCGAATTCAACTTGATTTGCCTTTAAAATAATTCTGTGAAGTTTTGCTGTAATATTTTCTGGTAGTGCTTCTATTTCTATTTCTTTTTCTATTTCATCTTTTTCCTTTTCTGCTTTTTCTTCTGGTTGATCTTCTTGAATTCCTTGATCTTCTTGAATTCCTTGATCTTTTACTATTTTATCTCTAATTTCAAGTGTAACATTGTCTATCATGCCTTTATACTCAAAATTCAAAAAAATTATATTATTAGAAGGATACAGTTTAATTTCAATCATGTCCTGTTCAAGATTTGTAATTTCACCAGTTTCTATTTTGGGCAAGTCACCTTCAAATAAAACATTTAACCATGTTCCAGGTAATAATTTATTTTGTCTGGCATAACTAGGTGTTTTATTACGAAACAAGAGAGAAATTACATCAATTGTGTCATCATCAATTGTCATGTCCTTATTTATTTTTAATACACTAGTAGTCATAGATGACAGATTTATTAATTTCATTTTGGAATTATCAATATAATTAATGAAAAAAGTGTAACCATTTAATGTCGTATTTGTTGGATCATGCAACCGAATTACATCTCCTAATTGTAATTGCATTAATACATGTTTGACAATTTCTCCTCTTTTTCCACTTTCCTTTTTTTTGTTTTTCTCTCTCTCCTTTTCTTGTTTTTCCTTTTCCAATGTTAGTAAAATGATGTTTTTTTGATTTTGTTTTAAATCTTCTTTGATTTTTCTATATTTTTCCTTTTCTTCTTTTTTATCTGTTTTTTTTGATTCTTTATACAATTCTGTTTGTTGTTTTTCTAATTGTTCAAGTTGTGCGTCATAATCTATTTCTTCTTTCTCTTCTTGTTGTTCTTCTTTTTGTTCTTCTTTTTGTTCTTCTTTTTGTTCTTCTTTTTGTTCTTCTTTTTGTTCTTCTTTTTGTTCTTCTTTTTGTTGTTCTTCTTTCTCTTTTTGTTCTTCTTTCTCCATTTCTTTTTGTTTTTGTTGTGATTCTAATAAAGTAATGTCAATTTTATTTTGTTTTAATTCTTCTTTGAGTTTTTTATATTTTTCCTTTTCTGTTTTTATGTCTGTTTTGTTTGCGATTTCAAGTAATTCTTTGCGTTTTTTTTTCAATTGTTTTATATCCATTTCTTTTACCTTTGTCAATTCGCGTTTTTCTTTTTCAATTGTAAATATAACAAGTTCTTTTTCATTTATTTTCAGTTCTTCTTTGAGTTTTCTATATTTCTCTTTTTCTGCGATTTTATTTGTTTTTAATGCAGTTTTAAGTAATTCTTTGCGATGTGTTTCCAATTCTTCTATTTTTTTATCTAATTCATCATCATTCAATTGCATCTATATTTATACTAGAAAATATAAATGATGATAACTTATAACTTACTAAACAAATCAAGTAAAATAATAATATAAAGCAAACCATCTATATATAACAACCAAGTAATATGACCACAAATTTGGCTATGATACCACATTTTTTTGAAACTGATTTTATCTCTTCCAAAGTAAAAGTTACAAAACAAAACAATTATACTTTTATGAATTATATTAAACAAAACCTAGAAAGTAACAGTTTGTATGGATTGTGTCGTTCAATTATAATAAATGATAATAAAGAAGTTGTATGTTATTCTCCACCTAAATCTATGACATATAATTTTTTTATGGAAAGGGAGATGAATGATGATGTTGTTGGAATGGAGTTTATAGAAGGAACAATGATTAATGTATTTTGGCATGGTGAAAGTTGGGAATTTTCTACTAAATCTGTGTTAGGTGGAAAAAACAAGTTTTATAATTACCCGAATGCTAAAACATTTAAAATGATGTTTGATGAAGCATGTAAAGAAACTAATCTAAACATTGAAACATTGGACAAAACCAAATGTTATAGTTTTGTATTACAGCATCCAGAAAATAGAATTGTAATTCCACACGATAAACCACAATTATATTTAATTTCTGTATATTCCATTAAAAATGCGTTTGATGAGTTGGGTGTAACAAACAATGTTTTTATTGAAAACACGAATCCCATTGAACTACAAAAATGGAAATGTTGGGAAAATACTACAATTAAGTTTCCTGCGATTTTTGATTTGTCAAAAATATCCATTTCAACGATGATATATGAACACGCATGCCCGAATGGAAACACCCCATTTGATATTGTAGGAATTATATTTTATAATGTTAAAACTGGTAATAGAACAAAAGTTCGTAATATAACTTATGAAAAAGTTAGACAATTGCGGGGAAATCAACCAACACTAGAATATCAATATTTATGTTTAAGACAAGAAAATAAAGTTTCCGAGTTTTTAAAATATTATCCAGAAACAAAACCTTATGTTACAATTTGTAGAAATAAGCTTCATCTTTTTACAAAAGACTTATTTACAAATTATATTTCGTGTTTTATTAAAAAAGAAAAGAAATTAGCGGAATATTCAGGTAGATATAAATGTCACATGTATAATTTGCATAAATTATATACTATTGAATTAAAGAGTAAAAAAATGTATATAACCTTTCAATTAGTAAAAGAATATGTAAACACATTGGCTCCTGCGTTATTATTACATTCTCTCAATTACGAACATAAAGCATAAACTTACTAATTTATACTATACTAATCTAATCTATAATAATTTGAATAATATTATTCAAATTATCAAATACTTATTTACCACCACACTTGAAGATAAGTTAAACCCTTGAAGAATTAAAAGTGCCGCATGATTGTGTTGTATACTTTAATAGATTCAGTAATACATATCTGTAAATGTCCTTTAATAATAGATGGATTTGTCGGTTCTTTATAAGCAACACGAATAATGCTATGATAGTCGTGTGGATGAAATTTTTTAAATCCGCAATATGTTAATGTGTTATTATTCATCGGTGGTATATTTGATGATTTGGTATCATTTTTTTTACTATTCTTGCCATTTTCATAAAAGAATGTATACAACATGTATTCTATTATTTTACCAATCGTATAATCTTCATTTTCTAATGTTATGTCATAACAATTTGCCATTGTATTTTGTGATGACTCAATACTCAATTCATTTGATTCAATAATATCATTCAATTCAAATAATCTTTCTTTTAATACATTACACGCAGTTGTTATCAGTTGTTTAAATGAAAATACTCCAACACTTTCTATAATAAATTCAAAACTATCCGGAACGGTTAATCTAAACGCATCCAATAACAACCAATTTTTCTTTTCATATTCAATTTCTTCTATTTTCATTCCAGCATCTCTCCATGTTTGAAGTTTTTTCGCCAATTCAGTTTCAATCAATGTCAAATCTTGTGTAAATCCATACGCGCAAGTAGACACTACATTAAACATTCCATCTTCTTTACATGTGCCAATAGATAACTCACATGTCATATGTAGTTTTTCACCAGGCAATTCATCAGATATTTTTGGTCTTAATCTGACAAAATCAATATAATAATTTGTATGAGCGTTTGGCGGGAAAATATCCCTGGTTTCTTTCTCAGACAAATATGTATTAGTTGTCTTATCTTTTAGTTTAAAATGTTCTGTAGTCACATACATTATACTATCTGTTTCATTGACTTCATTCACTTCCATTATTAAATTTTGGAAAGGCATGTCTAAATCATCAATATGAATAGGAATGCAGCTTAATCTTTGTTTAATAACTTCATTGTTCAAGCGAGAAGTATTTGAAATAATGGTTGCTTTATTTTCTTCATAAGGTGATGTTTTAAATACGACTGTAGGTATGTCAGAAATAAGAGTTCTTCGCAACGCATTTGATAAACTTACATTTACACCACTTAATCTAAATCGCATAACATTATTACTTTCTTCAATATTTTCAATTTTGGGGTTCATTGATAATTATAGTTAAAGAATATATTTAATATTATTTCAAATCAATTTTTATTTAATTAAACCCTTGAAAATATTAAACAAAGTAAGAAGGTGGTTGCGAGTTAGAGTTAGTGTATTCTGAATAAAATTGAACTGCTTTGTAACACAACACTTACTTACATAATCACGCAACAACTTAATAAACGAATCATGGAACACACAATCAATGCTCTTTCTAAAATGTGTAACGATTTTAACCAAATGCCATATTATAAAAATTATGCGGCGGCATCAGGTAACGTACATAATATTTCAAATCATGAGGATGCGGTAAAGGATGTTATCAAACAAAATGGCATTTCAGAATTTGTGCCAGAAAGCGCAAAAAATAAAAAAAAAAGGACACGTTTGTGGATTGAACATCCGGAATCGTCTGGTGAAATGCCTGTAAATACATTCATCTCTCAGCCGTGTGGAACACACGAATCCCCTGATTTTATTATTAAGATTTCACCAGTATTGATTATTGCGATTGAATGTAAATCATCTACAAAAGCATCTCCTTTGTATAACAGCGGTGGTGTCACTTCAAATTATTTGTATGTGCTTTCATCTCAAAAATACAATCAATCTACTATCTATATGGGATCTGACATTATTAATCAAGAACAACAGTTGACAATTGAGCAATTCATTAAAAGCATCAGAGAACAAGAGGTTGCTGTCAACGAACAACTAAGGAAATGTGACACAAACCATCGCGGAATCGTCTTTTATGGTCGCCCAATGATAAATCAAACAGGCGGTAAAACCTATTGTGATTATTTTACACATGAAAACAGAAAAACTGCCGAAGAAAATGTTATGAAATATTTTGTGGAAAAAATCATGGCATCATAAGCATAAAGTGATTGTATAAAAGCAACAAACGCATAAAATAAATAAACACATACTAACTGCCTATACCATTCACTTGCTCTGTTAAAAACCATAAATAGGAAATACTGTTTCTAGTTCTGTCTTAGATAGCCCATTGTTTCCCAAAAACATGTTAATAAATAATTGAGTTTTTTCATTTTGAAAACTGTTTATTATTTTTGAATAGATTTCTTTTTTTTTCTCATTGTCAACATGTTCTCCATCATAATAAATTATATTCAAATGGTTCTCTACTAAATAATCTCTTTCCATATCAACTATCGCATAAGTTAGTTTATATGCCGCATTTCCATTTCCACGATTTACTACAATGACAGTTTCTCTCTTACCAGTCATATTAATATACTGTTTTTTTTCATCATTTTTAAACATTTTCGGTTCAATTGTGTTTGTTTTAGATATATTTGAATTATAAAGTAACATTGTGGATGATTCATTTCCAGTCAATAATTTTTTTTTTTCATTCCAAACAATGTTTCCGGTTTTTACTTTACATCCAATCTGAGAAATTGTTTTAGATCCATCAAATATATTTTGTAAAGATAAACTATCATTTGTAAATATAATTTCATTGTTTATTTTTAATGAAAATGAAGATTGTTTCATGGTTGTCGAATTTAATCGGCGTCGTAATATTAATCCACAAATTTGTTGCTGAGTATCTAAAAATCCGGTATCTTCATTGAAAGATATAATGTTTAAAATGTCACATGTTTCGTAAATATACCCACGAATTTTGGAATAATATGCCGCATTTAATAAACTAGTTGGAACTATAAAAGCTAATATTCCGCCATCTTCTTTTAACAATGAAATTGAATGTAATATAAAGATACCAAATATATTTGGTCGTCCCACCATGTATTTGGTATATTCTTTTGGGACTATTTCTTTTTTACATACAAAATAAGGCGGATTTCCAATAATCAAATCAACTGGATGAGAATGCTTGTATTTAATAAAATCGTGAAATATAATTGTCATGTTATTTTTGAATTCTAACGATTTGATTTCTTCAAATATACTAGAGTTAAATTCTATGGCGGTAATAATTGATGATTCGCATATATTATCTAGATGTTTTACAAACTCACATGTTCCACAAGAAGGCTCAATAATAGATACATTATCTATTTTGCCAATATGATGAAAGGCATTACTTGTTAATTTTTCTATAATTGGATGAGGTGTTATAAATATTCCAAAATCTTTCTTTTCTTTTTTACTCAATTGTTTGGTGATTTTAATGGTAAGTTCAGAGTACATTTTATTATAGTTGTTTTGTTTTTAAATAAATCCAATAATTCAAATCAATTTTTATTTAATAATAAGTTAAAATTTCATATCAATTAACTTTAGATAAAATAAGATGAGTTCTATTTTGTATTATAGCAATTATTGTGAACATTCAAAATCTCTCCTGCAAAGCATTACTAAGAAGACATTGACAAAAGACATACATTTTATTTGCATTGATAAAAGAATGAAAGATACAAATAATAAGATTTACATCATTCTGGAAAATGGTCAAAAAATTATCATGCCTGAAAACATCAATCGTGTTCCTGCTTTACTGCTATTAAATCAAGGTTATAAAGTATTATACGGGGAATCTATATTACAACATTTTAAACCAGTTCAAGAAACTAATGTAAAAACGGCAACCATGAATAATTTAGAACCATCATCTTTTTCATTAGGTGGAAATGGCATGTTTGGTGGAATTGTATCCGATCACTATAGTTTTTTAGACATGAATACGGATGATTTGTCTGCGAAAGGTTCTGGAGGAATTCGACAAATGCATAATTATGTTGATTTGTATTATAGTGATAATATTTCTACTCCACAAGATGAACAAGATTATAAAAATTCAAATAAAATATCTTCTGATGTAACCGTTGAAAAATTGCAACAACAGAGAGAACAAGAATTTATTAATGCGAAACATTAAGATGTGATTGTGATGTAACTCATTTACTTATTTTTAGGCTTTTGTATTGTCATGCCTTCATATATTCCCATCCTCATGGATAATTTCCACACCATCTTAGTAGTTAAATAGACAATTACACCAAATATCAGAGCATGTGTGGCGGCAACCGTCATTTTATTTCCATTTGGGGGTAATCTTACCAAGACATTCGGACTCAATAGGAAAAACAATAACGCAAGATAAAGAGCAACAAGCCAATTCATTATAAATAATAGACATATTATATTTTTACTAAATATATTAAAAGAATTGAATTTAATAATGTAATGTCAATATTAACCGCATTTAATGACCATTTTTTTGAATTTGTGAATGCGATTCAGGAAATATTTCCTGATGATCATGATTTGCTTGTTTCAAAAAATTCATTGATTGTTGTTCGTAAAGCAAATCCAAAAATGATTGTAAAAATATGGAATGCTTATGTTGTGGGAAAATACAAGTCGGAAATTGAAGCAGGTAATTTGGATTTCTTTATAAATAAAGATTATTCTAGTGATTTTATAAATGCGGATAATTCAGATAAAATTATAGAGGCAATTGATAGGTTTAGACAGCCTATTAAAAATATGAGTGAACAAAACAAACTAAAATCTATAAAATATATTCAAAATTTAACAAAATTGGCGGGATTATTAATATAATTATATATAATGGAACCTACTATTCTTTGGACAAGTAATTCTCTTTTTGGAAATTTATGGAGTTCCGTGTGTTTTGGAGATGGAAAGTTTGTTGCTGTTGCTTCATTGGGAATAAATCGTGTCATGACTAGTGTAGACGGAGTTAATTGGACACAATATTCAGCAGGTGTTGACACTGCTGGCTGGTCTTCTGTTTGTTATGGTAATGGAATGTTTGTTGCGGTCGCTTCATCGGGAATAAATCGTGTCATGACTAGTGTAGACGGAGTTAATTGGACACAACATTCAGCAGGTGTTGACACTGCTGGCTGGTCTTCTGTTTGTTATGGCAATGGAAGGTTTGTTGCAGTTGCTTCATCAGGAATAAATCGTGTCATGACTAGTGTAAACGGGGTTAATTGGAATTCTTATAATTCAATTAATGATTCAAATCTATGGTCTGTAGTTTGTTATGGAAAAGACGCATTGTTTTTAAATTCTGGAATATTTCTTGCCATTGCTCGCGAGACATTAACAGACAATGTGATGATTAGTTCAAATGGAGTTATTTGGATAAATTATAAATTAGACAAATCAGAAAAACTTACTTCAGTTGCTTATGGAGGACATACATTTTTATTTGATATAGACATTTAAAGAATTAAAAAAGTTGGAAATTAGGACACTGTGGCGTGCCATTTTAGATATTCGCCAAGTTAAATATAATAACCTGCGTGAATTATAACATTTAATTTATTATTCGTTATTTTAATATAAATAAAGAACATTCTTTATATTAAATGTCCATCCCTCCAGAATTTTCTAAAATTTTGAATGATTTTATTAAAGATATTTATACTACCTTTCCTGAATACATACCATTTATTGAAAAATGGAGAAAACCTGTTTATAGTTTTGATTATATTCAAAATGTAGAAGAGAGAAAGACCGCAATTGAAAAATCAAACAAAAAAAGTGATGAATATATATTTCAATTTTGTTCGAAAAAATATCCTCCTAGATTTTTTGATTTTTTATATAAAAATGAAGATATATTTAAAGAAGACAGCGAGATTGACACTGAATTTTTACCACATGTTTATTTTAAATCATTATGGCAATGTGATATAACAGACCAAACGAGAGAAACCATGTGGAAGTATTTACAATTGATTTTATTTACCATTACTGGAATGGTAAAACCAGATTTCAATAATGCCCAGGTGAATGAAGACGAGTTTAAGGAGAAATTAGAAGAAACCCTCGGACAAATACAGGAATATTTTCAAAGTAAATCGTCAACGTCAACAACTTCTTCACCAGATTCAGAGATGGATGATAACATTGCTGGATTGCTTGGAGGAAAATTAGGAAACTTGGCAAAAGAAATTGCGGAAGAAACAGCTGGTGACCTTAATCTAGACATGGAAAATGTTACTGATATGAATGATGTTTTTCAAAAACTTTTTAAAAATCCGGGGAAATTAATGGGGTTGGTGAAAAATGTTAGTGACAAATTAGATATGAAATTAAAAGATGGAGATATTAATGAAAAAGAATTGATGAGTGAAGTCGGAGATTTGATGAGCAAAATGAAACATATGCCTGGAATGGATAACCTTCATTCAATGCTGGGAAAAATGGGAATGTCAGGACAAGAATCGATTAAACAAAAAATGACAACAAAACCACGACCAATGACACCAAGACCATCTACAAACAAAACTAAAACAACAGAACAAACACCAGAACAAAAACACATGGATGCGTTTACTGATGAAGAATTAGAAAAAATATTTAATGATGAAAAAAAAACTGTGCGAAATAGAAAAAATAAAAAATAATTGTAAACTTTAGAATACATACAATTATAATTTTTGTAAAAAATAAAATGTTTTGATTAATGTATAATGTCTCAACCAAATTTGTTATCATCAGTTACATCTGGCATTGTTAACGGTCAACCAATATTTGTTGCGCTTTCTCCTCAAGGTCCTACAGGAATGCAGGGTGCCACAGGAATACAGGGTGCTACCGGAATGCAGGGTGCCACAGGAATACAGGGTGCCACAGGAATACAGGGTGCTACCGGAATACAGGGTGCTACTGGATTACAGGGTGATACCGGAATGCAGGGTGATACCGGAATGCAGGGTGCTACAGGAATACAGGGTGCTACCGGAATACAGGGTGCTACTGGATTACAGGGTGATACCGGAATGCAGGGTGATACCGGAATGCAGGGTGCTACAGGAATACAGGGTGCTACCGGAATACAGGGTGCTACTGGAATACAGGGTGCTACTGGTCAATTCGGCATTTATACAAACACAAACATTATATATCCAAATATATCAATAACTGTGGATGGCGAAGCACCAGGCGCATCACCTTCACTAATGCCTGGATGGTATTATAAAAATTCAATAGCTAACAAAAACATAAATTGGTATATGCCTGCACCAGAATCAACCTCAACCGTTGCAAACATTAAAGGGTTATATTTATCAATGTTTAATGGATTAACAACAAGTAATGATAACACACCATTTATAACTATATATACTAACACGGATAGTGTTACGGAAAACCCTGGCGGTTGGTATAAATCTAAACGAACCTATGTTTTTCAAGCAACACCAATAGCACAAACTTATTACACTGCCTTTTTAAATAAATCTACTAATTGTCCCAATCCTTCTCATTATAATAGCAATTTAACACCACTAACAATGACACCTGTTGGTACTTCAAATGTCGGTCCTTTTAATGATAATGAAATTATTATGGCTTTTTCAATTGGCACTAATTCTGCATCAACCCAAAACAGTGTAGAATTTGTTATGCAAAAGTTTGGTGTTATTACAGAAAATGCCACACAAGAATTTGTTTTTATGTTACCAATTCAAGGTCCCACAGGAATGCAGGGTGCTACCGGAATACAGGGTGCTACCGGAATACAGGGTGCTACTGGAATACAGGGTGCTACTGGAATACAGGGTGCTACTGGAATACAGGGTGATACCGGAATATTTAACTCATCATCCGAAATTTCGTGTGCGAGTGTTACATCTGCTGGCAATGTTTCAGGTTCAAGTTTAACAACATCAGGTGTCGTCACATGTGCAGGAATTTCAACGAGCAATAACATTACTCTTCAACCAACTTGGACTGCTCCGACGAATGGTATGTTGGGATACCAAGCGGCCGTGACAAATTATGTATCATCGGATATAACTTTGACATCCAGCCCTTTAACTATCTTTTCAACATCATCATCTCTTCCGATAGGTGTGTGGATAATTAGTGGTTACTATAGCGTTATTGGTTCTGGCAGCATATTAACGAGTTTAAGCGCAAATGCTTCAATGGATGCTGTTAACCAAATAAATACTATGATTGTTGATAGTTATAATCCATCTGTTGTATTTTCTTGGGTAATTCAAAATAATGTAATTACAAATTATAACATACTTTCAACAAGCACAAATAGTTGTACAGTAAAAAATGTAAATGCAATGTTGTGTACGTTTACAAGAATTGCATAATTTCTTTTTTTCTCTCTCTCTCTCTCTAAACACTTGACACTTTAACAATACCATTTAATTTATAACTGGAATATCAAAATAAAATAGTATATAATTTAAACCCTTGGTCAGTGACCGGTAAGTTAAATTTAGGACGCAGCAAGTGTCTCCATTTTAAATGAACCTTAATGGGTTCTTTAGGTCCTACAGGTTTTAAAGGCGCTTCTCGTGATGTGGTGATACATTTATACAAATATATAATCGTTTATTCTTATTATATATCTGAATTAACTTTTACAAATGTTTAGAAATAAAATATTTGTAAAAAAAAATAATCTATGTTAATAATATAATGTCTACTGGTGCTACTGGTCCAAAAGGAAATGTTGGTGCTACTGGTCCAAAAGGAAATGTTGGTGCTACTGGTCCAAAAGGAAATGTTGGTGTTGGTGGTGCTGCTGGTTTAAATGGTGCTGTTGGTGCCACTGGACCAAAAGGAAATGTTGGTGTTGCTGGTGGTGTTGGTTTAACTGGACCAAAAGGTGATACTGGTGCGGTTGGTCCACAAGGTGATGTTGGTGCGGATGGTCTACAAGGTGATACTGGTGCGGTTGGTCCACAAGGTGATACTGGTGCGGTTGGACCACAAGGTGATACTGGTGCGGATGGTCTACAAGGTGATACTGGTGCGGATGGTCCACAAGGTGATACTGGTGCGGTTGGTCCACAAGGTGATACTGGTGCGGTTGGACCACAAGGTGATACTGGTGCGGTTGGACCACAAGGTGATACTGGTGCGGTTGGACCACAAGGTGATACTGGTGCTGCAGGACCAACAGGTGATACTGGTGCGGTTGGACCACAAGGTGATACTGGTGCGGTTGGACCACAAGGAAATAATGGAGCGGATGGACTAACTGGTGCTGTTGGTGCTCCTGGATTACAAGGTAATGTTGGTGTTGGTGTAACTGGTCCAAAAGGCGCAACTGGTGCTGTTGGTGCTACTGGACCAAGAGGCTATCTTGGTGCTCCTGGTGCTGTTGGTCCTGCTGGTGCTGGTGGAGTAAAAGGCAATGTTGGTGCTGTTGGTCCTGTTGGTCCTGCTGGTGCTGTTGGTCCTGCTGGTGCTGTTGGTGTTACTGGACCAAAAGGCGCAACTGGTGCTGTTGGTGCTGCTGGTTTAAATGGCGCTGTTGGCGGTGTTGGCGCAACTGGTCCTGTTGGTGCTGTTGGTGCTCCTGGATTAAGAGGCAATGTTGGTCTTGCTGGTGCTGTTGGTGCTGCTGGTGCTGCTGGTTTAAATGGTGTTGCTGGATTACAAGGCGATGTTGGTGTAACTGGTGCTGTTGGTGCTACTGGTGCTGTTGGTGCTATTGGACCAAGAGGCGATGTTGGTTTAACTGGTGCTGTTGGCGCAACTGGTGCTGTTGGTGCTGTCGGAACATTTAACTCATCATCTGCGATTTCATGTGCGAGTGTTACATCTGATGGCAATGTTTCAGGTTCAAGTTTAACAACAGTAGGCCGTGTCACATGTGCAGGAATTTCAACGAGTAACAACATTACTCTTCAACCAACTTGGAATGCTCCGACAGTTGGTATGTTGGGATACCAATTTCCACAATCGAGCATGATATTTAACTATAATGATTTGCCTTCTTTGGGTGCTATTACAAATGTTGTTTCAATACCATCTCTACCAGTTGGAGTTTGGATAATTAGCGGTGCTTATGGAATTTCCGGAACCGAAATCGGTGACTCTTACCAAACAACGAGTTTAAGCACAATATCTCAAACAATGAATCCTACAAATCAAATATATACTTATTATCCATCACAAGGTTTGAATAGTGCCGTGTTTTCTTGGACCGTTCAAAATGACGCAATTAAAAATTATTACGTGTGTTCGACTTCGTCAAATACATCAACCAACCCAATATTTTGCACTTGCACGAGAATCGCATAATTTCTTTTTTCTCTCGACACATTAATGTCAAATAAAATAATGTATAATTTAAATTCATTATCATACACAAACTTAATTACTGAATAAAATAGGGAAGAATTAGAATAATATTTAGTGAAGAAAAAACAAAAATGTATAATATTATATTTGTAATTTTTTAATATTATACAAAATTATAATGAGCGATCTCAATTACTTTCAAATGGTAATTGATTCAACTGGTGGAATTATAAGCACACCAATATCTAATGACAATCATTGGACTTCAATGTGCAGCAACGGAAATACAATTGTTGCAGTCGCAGATAGTGGACTTCTTAGATCTAAGATAAGCTATAACCAAGGTGTAAACTGGAGTCAAAATGTTACAAGTAATGACTCAAATAGTTGGTCGTCAGTATGCTATGATACTTTTCATGGATTGTTTGTCGCAGTGGCAAAAGAAGGAACAAATAAGATTATGACAAGTTCTGATGGCATTTTATGGTCTGAACATACATCACCACATGAAGATACTACTTATAATACATGGACTTCTATATGTTGTGACGCATCCGGACATTTAGTCGCGGTTGCGGATTCTGGATTCAACACTGTTATGATAAGTTCAAATCCTGCTAGTTCTGGTTCTTGGTCATTACATCCCACACCAAATGATAGTGGTCAATGGAAATCGGTGGTAGCGGGCAGCGGTGGCATGTTTCTTGCGGTTGGTTCGGTTTCATCCATGTTGAGCACTGATTATGGAACAACATGGTCAATAACATCTAACAATAATGAAAACTCAACTATTTGTTATGATGCGAGTAATAATACTTTTGTTACATATTCAGAACCACCCATAACATCTGAGACATCTATTCCATTTGAATTTACCAAATCACAGATTACTTATAACAACGGAACCCCTACTCTTACATGGAAAATTGTCCCATCTACGTTGTCTTGCTATAATATAGGAACTCCTATATTATGTTACATAAATGGTATGGAAATGTATGTTCCAATTGAAAATATTAAAATAGGAACTTTAGTAAAAACATTAACACAAGGTTATAAACCGGTAGAATTAATTGGTAAACATAATATTATAAACAACCCAGAGAGTCAATTAACAAGCATGCATAAAATGAAAGGTTCCAATTTAATTTTAAGTGGATATCATTATTTGTTAGTTGATGAATTGCGTGATGATTTAATTCATAATAAAACAGATGTAACTGACTGGTTTTATAAACATTATGCTACTACTATTGAAGGAAAATACCCATTGCTTGTATGCAATTCTGATTTATTTGAACCAATTATAAATGCTTCAATTTATACAATTATGCATTTAGTGTTAGAGTCAGATGACATTGACGATAGATTCGGCATTTATGCCGATTATATATTATCTGAATCAACTTCAAAGAAAAAATTTTTACGACATAATTTTCAAAATATGGGATAATTAAAAGTTTAGAATAATTAAAAGTTTAATTATAATTTTATTTGTAACTAAATTATAATTAGAATATATAAATGTCGACCATTACTTATGCAAATGGAATGTTTGTAGCAGTTGCACCACAAGGCGCAACTGGTGCTACTGGTGCTCAAGGTGTTGCTGGTTCAAATGGGTCTGATGGCGCAACTGGTGCTAATGGTGCTACTGGTTCTGATGGTGCAACTGGTTCTGATGGTTCTGATGGTGCTACTGGTTCTGTTGGTGCTAAAGGAGATACTGGTGCTGTTGGGCCTTCTCAACAAACTATTCAAATAAATCAAGATGTAAATAATCAAACAAATAAAGTAAATTCCATTATCTATCCAAATGCGGTGTCAATCGTTCCATCTAGTATTATTGCATATATTGATGTTTCTACGAATCAAACATATACTTTTGGAGCAAGTCTTGCACCCACATTTGTTGCTGTGGGTGCTTATAGTGGTGGATTAAGTTCTTCAATTCTAACTTCAACTGATGGAACCAACTGGAGTGCGGCAACCACAGCATCCCCTTTTGGAACTGGAACTGGATATGGTGTTACCTGGAATGGAACAACATTTGTTGCTGTGGGACAGTTTAATGGTGGATTAAATTCTTCAATTGTAACTTCAACTGATGGAACCAACTGGAGTGCGGCAACCACCGCATCCCCTTTTGGAACTGGAACTGGAAATGGTGTTGCCTGGAATGGAACAACATTTGTTGCTGTGGGACAGTTTAATGGTGGATTAAATTCTTCAATTGTAACTTCAACTGATGGAACCATCTGGAGTGCGGTATGGGCATCAGGAACAACCTCCACATCCCCTTTTGGAACTGGACTTGGACGAGGTGTTGCCTGGAATGGAACAAAATTTGTTGCTGTGGGTAAGTATATTGGTGGATTAGGTTCTTCAATTGTAACTTCAACTGATGGAACCAATTGGACTGCGGCATGGGTGCCAATTTCCCCTTTTGGAAGTGGAACTGGAAATGGTATTGCCTGTAATGGAGCAGGAACAAAAATTGTTGCTGTGGGACAGTTTAGTGGTGGATTAAATTCTTCAATTATAACTTCAACTGACAGTGGAGTCACATGGAGTGCATCAACAACCTCTTCCCCTTTTGGAACTGGAACTGGATGGGGTGTTACCTGGAATGGAACAAAATTTGTTGCTGTGGGTACGTCTCTCGGTGGTGGATTATTTTCTTCAATTGTAACTTCAACTGATGGACTCACGTGGAATCCGGCGCAAGCTTCCCCTTTTGGAGCTGGAACTGGACGAGGTGTTACTTGGAATGGAACAAGATTTGTTGCTGTGGGACAGTTTAATGGTGGATTAAATTCTTCAATTGTGACTTCAAATGATGGAACCAATTGGAGTGCATCAACAACCTCTTCCCCTTTTGGAAGTGGAGTTGGAATTGGTGTTGCCTGGAATGGAACAAAATTTGTTGCTGTGGGTGCTTATACTGGTGGATTACTTTCTTCAATTGTGACTTCAACTAATGGAACCAATTGGAGTGCGGCGTGGGCGTCAATATCAGGAACAAACACATCCCCTTTTGGAAGTGGATATGGAAGTGGTATTACCTGGAATGGAACAACATTTGTTGCTGTCGGTGCTTATACTGGTGGATTACTTTCTTCAATTGTGACTTCAACTAATGGAACCAATTGGAGTGCGGCGTGGGCGTCAATATCAGGAACAAACACATCCCCTTTTGGAAGTGGAGCTGGAAATGGTGTTGCCTGTAATGGAACAACATTTGTTGCTGTCGGTGCGTCTAGTGGTGGATTAGGTTCTACAATTGTAATTTCAACTGATAGTGGACTCACATGGAGTGCGGCGTGGGGGTCAATATCAGGAACAAACATATCCCCTTTTGGAACTGGATATGGACGGAGTGTTGCCTGGAATGGAACAAAATTTGTTGCTGTGGGTGCGTCTAGTGGTGGATTAGGTTCTACAATGGTAACTTCGCCTGATGGAGTCACTTGGAGTGCGGCATGGGCGCCAATTTCCCCTTTTGGAACTGGAAGTGGATATGGTGTTACCTGGAATGGAACAAAATTTGTTGCTGTGGGTGCTTATACTGGTACAAGTTTAAATTCTTCAATTGTGACTTCAACTGATGGAACCAATTGGAGCGCGGTATGGGCAACAGGAACAACCTCTTCCCCTTTTGGAACTGGAACTGGGTGTGGTGTTGCCTGGAATGGAACAACATTTGTTGCTGTGGGCAGGTATACTGGTACAAGTTTAAACTCTTCAATTGTAACTTCAACTGATGGAACCAACTGGAGCGCGGCAACAACCTCTTCCCCTTTTGGAAGTGTAAGTGGATTTGGTGTTACCTGGAATGGAACAAAATTTGTTGCTGTGGGTGCGTCTAGTGGTAGTGCTGGATTAAATTCTACAATTGTAACTTCATCTGATGGAACCAATTGGAGTGCGGCAACAACCACATCCCCTTTTGGTACTGGACCTGGGAACGGTGTTGCGTATAACTATTCAAGACCAAATAAAATTACATTTAATACTTCAAGCACAACAGGAACCGTAACTATGCCAACAAATCCATTAACACTTACTGCAGGTTCTAAATTGCAATTTGTTAGTGATGCATACTTTAACGCAGGATATAACAACGTTAGTGTCTGCATTACAACGAATAACGCATAATCTTACTTCAATTTATTACAAGTGTTGATAAATTGAAGTAATAAAACTAAATAATGACACAAACCACATTTAATGATGAAAAAAAAACTGTGCGACACAAAAAAAAATAAATAGTGTGAAAGAATAACATTACAAATTTATTATTATTTTATTCTCTAATATACAATATATATGAATTCTAATTTAGCAAATCCGTTTATTCTTGGGTTGTCTTCAAGTACAGTTTATATTCCAGGAAACCTTATCGTAGATGGTGTTACAAATGTTAATCCTGGATTAGGTAATAGTATAATTCAAGGAATAACAGGTTATCAAGGTCCTATAGGTTTTAAAGGTCCTGTTGGTTCTAAAGGTCCTACAGGGTTTAAAGGTCCAACTGGTGCTGCTGGTGGCAATACAGGTGCTACTGGTTCTGATGGTGCTACTGGTGCTAAAGGTGCAACTGGTTCTGATGGTGCTACTGGTGCTACTGGATCTGTTGGTGCAACTGGTTCTGATGGTGCTACTGGTTCTGATGGTGCAACTGGATCTGTTGGTGCAACTGGATCCGATGGTGTAACTGGTTCTGATGGTGCTACTGGTGCTACTGGTGCTACTGGATCTGATGGTGCTACTGGATCCGATGGTGTAACTGGTGCTACTGGTTCTGTTGGTGCTACTGGAAATGCCGGTAGCATTAGCATTAATGGAACTAATTGGGGTGATTATTTATATTGGTCTGATGTATCTATAAATTGGGTTGTGGGAAAAACAAAAATAAAATTAGGTACTAATGCAGGGAAAAATAATCAAGGACAAAATTCGGTTGCGGTTGGTACTAATGCAGGATATACTAATCAAGGACAAAATGCGGTTGCGATGGGGTTTCAAGCAGGTTATCGTACTCAAGAAAACAATGCTGTTGCGATTGGTTATAATGCAGGACAAATTAATCAAGGACAAAATGCGGTTGCTCTTGGTTTTAATGCAGGACAACATAATCAAGCTTCAAATTCTGTTGCCATTGGCATGAATTCTTCAGCAACACTTTCCAATAGCGTTGTATTGGGAACTGCTTTAGAAACGGTATATTGCCCTGGAACTGGCAGTTTTAGTCTAATTGCAGCAGGTTCTATTCAATCAGCAGGAACTGTCTTGACATCTGATTATCGCATCAAACAAGTCATTCAAGATATTACTTCAGATATTACTATAGATAACTTACACCCAGTCATGTATCAAAACATAATAACAGGAAAACAAGAGATGGGATTTATCGCTCATGAAATGCAAGAACATATTCCTTTTTTAGTATCAGGAGAGAAAGATGGCGTTGAAAATCAATCTGTCAATTACATTGGATTGATTTCTCTTTTAACAAGAGAAATGCAGGACCTGAAAAAAGAAATACAGGACCTGAAAACAAAATTTAACCACTTAAATAATTAAATAGCATCCACATTTTCTGCATTACATCGTATAATCTTACTTCAATTTATTACAAGTGTTGATAAATTGAAGTAATAAAAACTAAATATATATTATAATGACAGTTCCATTTTGGGTAAATGATCCATCAATCTTATTTAATAAAACATATATTTTCGAATTATTTCCGACATCGAAAATGTCTTATAACCGTCAAATGAATTCTATTGCTCGAGTGATTATATTATTGACAATTATTGGATATATAACAACCTTTTCATTAAAATTGATTTTTATAAGTATAGCAACATTGTTTGTTCTTTTTTTATTACATCGAGAAAAAGAAAAAGAAAAAGAGACAAAAGAGGGATTTGAACAAGAGTCACACGTATACAAATCAACATGTATAGGAAATAATTGTGGAGAAAATGAGTCAATAGTAAATCCCGAAACATTACAATCTTTTACAAGGAATGAATTTAAAGAGGGAAATAAAAAAAACCCATTTTCAAATGTATTACTAACTGAAATACTAGATGATCCAAATCGTAATGCTGCGCCACCGTCTTTTAATCCATCTATTGATGAAGATATTACTACAAATGTGAAACGATCAGTTCAAATGATGAATCCTGGAATTGATAATACAAATAAACAATTGTTTAGTGATTTAACAGATAAATTCTATTTAGATCAATCAAATCGCGCATTTTTTAGCACCGCAAATACTCGTGTGTCAAATGACCAAACTGCTTTTGCTAATTTTTTATATGGAGATTTGAAATATTCCGCAAAAGAAAGCACCCCTGAAGGCGCAATTACTCGAGTAAAAGACAGTTATCGATATACTCTTTATTGATAGTTTTCTCAAGTGTTTATCCAAATATTTAGTAGAAAATAATGTATAATATATATAAATGGCGAATGTTTATGGATATACTTTTGATAACATGTCAAGAATAGGAATGGACTCATGTTGCCAATCTCAAGATGATTTACAAAATGTCGGATATAGTAATTACATGCTTCAAAATTATTTTGCTTCAGATTGTTCCATGAAAAAACCACTTGAATTGGCGACTTCTCAACCTGGAATCATGTATAATGGAGGTTATCAAGTCGGTGCTGGAGGTTGCAACATTAATGATAGTTCTAATTTACAAATAGGAACAATACAAACACATCCCAAATCCCGAATTGATTTATTTCATCGTCCATTCGCAACAATTCCTTATTTAGGGCGTGGTTATGTAAACCCTGTTATTGAATCGCAAGTTCAACAAGGCGAACAAATGATTAATAAAAAAAGTGTGAATAATTTAAGTGAAAAAAGTTACATTTCATATCATTCGACACCTCTTCTCTCTAGTGTAAAAGAGAGAATGTCTAATCCGTCATATTCTGTTGAAGGTGTCGCTTCACAGGGATGGATCCGTGGAGGTGTCCCATCAAGGGAATTAACGCGCGATGACTCTTTTGTAAAATAAAAAGTGTGTTTATTGTGTTATTTTTTTTTCAGACAATGTAATAAATGATTGATTTGTTAGATGTTACATTGTTAACTATCTCTGGAACAGATGACGAAAACATGTTTTTGGAACATTTATGTTCACTTTATTACAGTAAAAAACATATAAATTTTGGAAGAATAAAAATACTTAGTCCTATTAAACCAATAGAATTGGTGGATGATGTAGAATATGTAACAATTCAAAAATTATCATATGAAGGATATAGCGATTTTGTTATTAGAGAGTTAAATAATTATGTTGACACATCACATGTTCTAATTGTTCAAAGTGATGGTTTTGTTACCAACATAGATAAATATAATAATCGTTTTCTCGAATATGATTACATTGGTGCGCCTTGGAGAAACATTGCTCACTACAATGGCATAAGAATTGGAAATGGCGGATTTTCTTTAAGAAGTAAACGATTTCTTGAAATTTGTCAGAATTATTGTCCTACACATGGTTTTAACGAAGACCATTTGGTATGTATTACTTATCGGAATATTTTTTTAAATAATGGGATAAAATACGCGCCTCTAGACATTGCATCTTTGTTTTCTTATGAAAGCAGTGAATGTGATAATAATATAACTTCGTATGATACCTTTGGCATTCATGGAAAAAACGATTGTTATAGAAAAATAGTCGAATCTAATGAATGGAAAAATATATTGCAACTAAAGCGTTGTATGTAATGTAAATATAATACATATAATACATATTATGGAAAACTATAATACAAAATATGTATGCACTTACAGCGAGTCAGATGAAGATGATGAACCATATAGACAAGATTTATTGAATATTTTTGGAATTCAAGAATTCAATGAAGAAATCATTAATAATTCATTGACTATTTTATTTCACACATTAAAACAGAATGAACGAATGTTGAAATGCATGAAACAATTGGCGTCCAGAATTATCTCAGAAAATGCCGAACTCGGGATGGTTTTTTTATATTCTTTTGGTTACATGGAAAAATCTCATGCATGTGTATCCGAATTCTTAGAAACTGGGAATATTTGTGACAAAACGATGGAATTGTTGGAAAATATAATATAATATAGTATTAAATGGCATCTACCCGTAATAAAAATACTTATGGAAATTATTGTTTAGAACAAAAACAATATTCGCAAAATGAGCAATATACATTATATGCGAATTCTCAATATGGAGAAGCACATAATACTTGTTTAGCAGGTAATGGATTAAATCCCGGACAAATGCCTTGGACTACAATGTCCAAGAACGCTGCTGACATTGAAACCTTTTTATTTGGCATTAATTCTACAAATTTGGTGAATAATTCACCGCCGACATTAGTTCCTCAATTAAGACAATTGAATTCTGTGAATTTGTATGAAAAATCAGTTGTATTTATACCAGAGCCGTTGACTATTGAAAAACATCAGCGTCCTTTGCCTATCCCTTAACTGTTGCCTAAGAATATTTCAACAAATCATTTATATATGTCTTGTCATAAACCGCAAGTTGTGTGGTTCTATCCCAACAACTATATGTCATTAAAACACGATCTTCTTCCACAATTAAACCAATACAATACTCAATAGGTTCTCCTTTAAATTTAAAAGGGGCTGAATATCTCTTTAATATCATATTATTATCAAAGACAGCTAAGCAATGATAATAATGTCGCGGGTGTTCATACGATACAATATGAATAACAAACCACATCTCTTGTTGATATTTTGATCCACATGTTGAACCACGCGAAAGAGAGAAAAATGTTGGCATTTCAATTTCTTTTACAAGTCGTATTAAATTGTCTTTTTTGTCTAATTTACACAATTGAAGAGGATGCCATTTATAAATAATGTGTGTCTCGTTATTATATTCTGTAAATACCCAATTCTTTTCACAATCACTACTTGTAAATGCTGAATTAATTTCATTCACATCTGTTATTTTCTCTGAATATAAATCATATTTTCCATAGACAATGCCAATTTTATTATTTTGATGGTATCCTGTTCCAATGTAGTTAATTTCTCTCTTTTCATCACTTAACACATTACTTAACCCATTGTCCAAAGAATCATGAAATATACGAATGTCTTCAATTCCGATATATCTCCTCTCTATATAATCTTGTTTAAATTGGTGTTCTTTCACAATAGTAAAATCAGAATCTAATACAACATATTTATTCGTTGTAATAATATGTTTTTCACAATCATGATAGTTACCATTATTGTCAATTAAGTAATTCACCATGCGTATATTCATTACATATTGATTGTCTACTTTAATAATAGAAGAAGAGGAAGAATTCATTCTCATTGCGTGTGTGCCAATAATCATGTGTTTCGTATTTGTAAAATCAATCATTCTCGTCGGCTCCAATATTTGTTTATAAAATTTCATGTTTGACAATACATTGTTGATAATATTTGAATCTTTACACTCGTTTAAAACAATCATCAATTCATTGTTAATATTTGTGATTCCAACATAACACGCACAAATTGTATATTCATAATATATTTTGTATGAATATGTAGATGCTTGTAAAAACAAATAATCGTCAATGTTTAATTTTTTATCAAAGATAGATTTACACATGTTATAAATGGCAATGCCCAATTTCTGATTACCTTTAACTCTATAATAATAGAGTATTTCATATAATGCTTCCAATCTTTCAGGCAAATAATTATACGCTTCTAACCAATAATAAATGGCATCTGATATTTTGTTCATGTTTTTATAACACAATCCAATTCTATAATAACTATACCATACTTCTTGATTCCAACCACCTAATGCGATGCGTTTTTTATACATTTCAATTGCGTCTTCATTTTTCCCCAAATCATGATAACTGTTTGCCAAATAAAAATGATATCTCACATTTGTAGGGTCATTCGCAATTCCGTTTGTTAATAATAAAACGTCTCTCTCAAATTTGTCGGATTTACAACCACCATCACCATAATCATTGATAAACAATTGACTTTTATCAATGTTTATTTTTCTGTTATTACTTGGTGCATCAATGTATTCATGTGTAACACCCATATATTTATACAATCCATTGTTTTTTACAATTCTCATGTTTTGATAATAAAACTGGTCTGATCCCTGTAAAATACAAAACGAATCAGACATGGCCAACATATTTTTACTGAAATTTCGAATATCTAATATCATGTCAGCGTCTAGTAACAAGACATAATCTGACAATCCAACGCAATTAAAAAGAGAGAAATTACGATTATATTCAAAATTCTTGAATGTTTCTTTTATAAGTTTCCCTTTAATGTCATGTTTCTTGAAAAACTCTGTAATAATTTCACATGTATTGTCTGTTGATCCAGTATCGCAAATACAAAAAGTGTCAATGATTGGCAATACAGATGTTAGCAATCTATGAATAATTTTACTCTCGTTTTTTACAATCATGTTTAAACATAATGTCGGACTTGCCATTTTATTTAATTGTAAAAAACTTTAAATAGTTTCGTCCATTATATTATAACATGGCATTTACAAGATTTAATTATGATGAATGTAGAACAAAAAAACAATTACAACAATCAACCGATCCAGGAAGATGGGTAATGAATGTTCCTGGAAATGGTTCGCATCCTTGTTATATTGAAGACCCGCAAATTATTATTCAAAAATGGGGCGCAAATTTAAGAACAAATACAATTAATTTAGAAAGCGAACTTTTAGGAGTATCTAAACCTCTGAATCGTGATTGTTTTAATGTAGATAATTATAAAAAATACAATGTTCCAAATGACAAAATCAATTATCCTGATTGTAAAAAGACAATGACTGAACAATCTAGAACAATCATGCCTGCATGGACAGCAAGAGATTTGGAACAAGTTGATTGGTATTATCCTCCTTTAAATCCACAAGAAAATGTATGCTTACCTTTTCAGAGTAATTTAAATACACGAATTTTAGAAAAAGATTATTTTCAGAGAAAAATCATAAATAAATAATAAAATATAATAATATGGAATTAGCATTACCAATTTTAGCTCTTGGTGGTCTTTATGTTATATCAAATCAAAAATCAGCATCATCAAAACAAGAGAATTTTCAGAATTTAAAACAACAAAATCAGTATTTACCAAACACCCGAGTTCCTCCACAAAATTATCCTGTTTTAAATAAAACACAATTAGTAGATACAGTTCAAGAATATCCGAATCCAAATGCGGCAACTGATAAATATTTTAATCAGAATTATTATGAAAAACAGGTGTCAGAAGGAAAAGTTGTAGGGAAAAATCCGCCGCAAATATATTCATTAACGGGGGATTATTTAGAAGGAGAACAATTTAAGCATAATAATATGGTTCCCTTTGTTGGAGGAAAAATACAAAGTTACACTTATAAAAATAACATGACCGAATCTATTTTAGACAATATGACTGGGTCAGGTTCGCAAATTAATAAAAAAATAGAACAAGCTCCTCTTTTTAAACCCCAAGATAATATTCAATGGGCATATGGAACACCAAATAATAGCGATTTTTATCAATCAAGAGTAAATCCAGGAATGATTTCAAACAATGTTAAGCCATTTGAATCGGTCAATGTAGGCCCTGGTTTAAATCATGGTTTCACAAGCAGTGGAAACAATGGATTCAATTCTGGCATGGAAGCTCGCGATTCTTGGTTGCCGAAAACAGTAGATGAAATGCGTGTTGACACAAATCCAAAATTGGAATTTATGCTTAATAATTTAGAAGGACCTGCTGGCGCTCAAGTGAAAAATCTGGGAATGATTGGTAAAGTAGAAAAACAAAAACCGGATACATTTTATTTTAATACGCAAGATAGATGGTTTACTACTACTGGTGCTGAAAAAGGTGAAACATTGAGACCTATTCAAGAAATGGGAATTATTCGTCGCAACAATGTCGCTACCAATTATACTGGACCTGCTGGAAGTTTAGAAGGACAAGCAGGATATACCCCTACTGAATTTGAAAAATCTAAAAGAAATGAATTGGGTGCGGTTGAACCCACACATTGCAACGCGGCAGGAAGCGGACCCATGGATGATGGCGATAATTTTTTGAAAAGTCATACAAATTATAAAAATCATCGTTCTACTGTTGAACAACCGAATACATTAAGAAGTGGGTTTAGTGGAGCAATTGGAGCAGTGATCGCACCATTAATGGATTTTTTAAGACCATCTAGAAAAGAAGATTTTGTAAGCAATGTGCGAATATATGGGGAAGCTGGTTCTCGGGTTCCAAGCAATTATGTGTTGAATCCAAATGATGTGACAAAAACAACCATTAAAGAAACCAATATATATTCTTCCACATTTAACATTAACAATCAAAAAGAAGGGGTGTATGTCAATAATTATGTTCCCACAGACTTGACACAGAGAGACACGACTAGCTGTTCTCAAGTCGGTAATGTAGGAATGCAAAATGGAACAATGGTTTACAACTCGGCTTATAATCAATATAACAATGATGTTAAATCTTCTACTATTGACAATCGTCCAAATCAAGGAGGAACTCAAATGTTTAATCAACAAATGAATGTGAATATTGCTAGACAAGATAGCGATAGATATAACAATCGTCTTTTTACGCCTTCGTCTGTGATAAACCGCCCACCCATGAAGGAGAATTATGGGAAAATTAAAGGACATCAAGATTATGACGAAAATAAAATCGGTTGTGAGAGAATTCAAGGGGATTTATTAAACGCATTTAGAAACAATCCATATACACATCCATTGACAACGAGTGTATAATTCTCTCTTTATTATATATGAACGCATATACAAGAAAGCATAGAAACGGCAACTATTCAGCTCGCCTTGAGATTCCTGGTTTAATAGAACCTAGATGTTGGAAAAATGGTAAACGAGTAAAATGTCCTCGGAAACCACGTAATAGTTCTATCAGTTCTAGAAAAAAAACAAAAAGAATGAAATCTAAATCTCAATGTTGGGATAATGCCGGTAAACGTGTGAAATGTTCGACAATTGTTCCACCAATGTTAAGATGGTTGATTAAAGGCTGAATAGATTAAAAAATGATTTGAATTTCTCTCTTTAGGGAAACAAATAACAAACAAATAAATTAATCGCAATCAATGCAAGAATTAGGTCATTCTGAATTCATGTTTCAAAATGTTAAATATTATGCCGAATCAAGCTGGTTTATAGATAATGGGATTATGACAAAACATGTGTATAAGTATAAAAGAAGTCATTTATTTATAGGATTGCTGCAATGGAATGTTGGAAATGTGGATAAAAAACAAGCAAATAATACATGGGAAATCGATGACAATGTATTATTTATTATATTTGAAACAAGTATATTTTATTGGTATCATTGTCCAACAGAATTATTAATATGTGTGGCATTTAAAAATGAATTATATACTAAAACAGAAATCAATGAATTAAAAGAGTTTCAATCATTCGTTAATTGCGTGGACATATTGTATTTAGATAAATACACCGTGTTTGAGGACGCAACAACCATTGTAAGCAAGGATTGTAATTATTATCTATTTAATGAGAAAAAAAAAATGATATGTCATAAATTAGAACATTTTCCTTATGAAGGTCTCGCACATTTGTATAATTCTGATGAAAGAGTGCCTATATTAGATTGTATGCCTTTATTGAAATAATGTGAAAATGCAGAAATGGGAAAATGCGGAAATAAATCAAGTAAGTTTAATATTAAATATAAAAACATTCATTATTATTAGTTTAATGCTGAATATTCATAGTGAAATAAAAGATAAATTAAATTATTTTTGCTCAATTCACAAAATTCCAAACATTTTATTTCATGGACCATCTGGTTCTGGAAAACGAACCATTGTTAATAATTTTGTTTCAAATATATATAACAATGACAAGGAAAAAATTAAAACATTTGTAATGTATGTTAATTGTGCGCATGGAAAAGGCATAAAATTTATCCGTGAAGATTTGAAATTTTTTGCTAAAACACATATAAATTCAAATGGTGGATATACTTTTAAAACAGTAATGTTGTTAAATGCGGATAAATTGACAATGGACGCACAATCCGCATTACGACGATGCATTGAATTGTTTAGTCATAATACACGATTTTTTATTATTGTTGAAGATAAATATAAATTACTGAAACCAATTATATCTCGTTTTTGTGAAATATATGTGCCTGAACCCGTACATAACGGCAATTTGATTAATTTGTATAAATATAATTTAGAATTGACTTTTGGAACAAATCCAACGAAAATACAGAGAATAGAATGGCTAAAAAACGAATTGAATAAACACGCAAAAAAAACATCTATTGAATCATTAATAGAATGTTGTAATAAATTATATGAAAAAAGTTATAGTGGATTAGATGTTATTCATTTAATTGAAAATGTGAATTTTATGGATTTTAATAATGAAAAAAGATATGAACTTCTTGTCGCATTTAATAAAGTAAAAAAGGAATTTCGCAATGAGAAAATATTGTTGCTCTTTATTTTGAATTTTCTTTTTTTAAATTCAGATTTTAATTTGGAAACTATCTCTTTTATTTAATTGGCTCACGAGGTGGCAACAGAACTATCGGTTCGGTATTATTACATTATTATTGTTTTGCATGTGCAACAGATAATAATGTACATTGTGTTAGTGATCAAGGATTTCGCTAATAGGATAATGTTGGTATTACTACAAATAACTTAGACTAAATAAGTTCCATAAAGTGCACTCATTGCGATTTGTCCCGCTGTAGGTGTTTTCGATTGGTCACCTATACTAGTAAACCTAGTCGGCAGCCCTGCCGTATCACCGGAAGACCTGTAAACCTTGTAATATATGGTTATATTATTATTCTCACGACAATATACACACTTCAACAAAGTAGTTTTAGTAGAGTACACGCTACCGTAATTAGTATGTTTACAATTTCCGCATTTGAATGTAATAAATACAGATCCCAAACCATCATTCTTTTCAGATACAATTATTCCATCTACAAGTTCAATTTTATTATTATTGGGTTTGTAATTCCATAAACATACTGGATATTCTAATTTATGCTGATAATATTCAAGATTCGCATGTGTATTAACAACATACCAATCTGGACTATTTCCTCCAACGACCTCTGTTTCTTCAACCCATGTCGACCCATTATAATAATAATATTTCAAAGTAAATAATGGATATTTATAAATAACTACATTCGCATAACTCGCACCTTCAAACCGATTAGTTGCCATCGGGGAGACACCATATGTTATTCGTGAATAAGACGATTGATTACTGAATTTCCCCAAATAAATTTCAGAATAAGATGAAGTAAGCACATCGTACATTTTCACGGATTTCAATACTATCGGACAATTGCTGTCTATAAATCGGTTCATCATTGTTGAATTAAACAGTGGAGAAATTACAGGAATCGCATTTTTATCATTTAAATCAATCATGTTTGTAATTAAAGAATTTGTCAATGTATTGTATCCATAAATAAAACTATCAATTACAATTCCGCCATTATAATTAAAATTATGAAAACAATAATCATTTTTATTTGAAGGACTATAATTTCTCGTATTAATTCCTAACCATACTTTTGGAAATCCTGTTTTAGTAATAACATTAAACAACGGTGATGTCAATTGTAAATTGCTTTGCACTATTTGCCATTTATATAACATGTATCGAATTACGTTTGTTAAAATATAAGTAGGTATGATTAAATTAGGAAACACATTATTATCAGGAGTTTTTACTTTAAAAGCAACCATGCCTACAATTTTATGTTCTTCATTAAACGCAGGACTTCCAGAAGACCCACTTACAACATTAATGTCTGCCAAAATTAATTCACTAGTTAATCCATCTTCAAAAGATGAATAATCTAATCCATTTGAGTATTTAGGATTAATTACATTTCCTGATATGCTAGATAAATTATCAAAATTATTTAAATTTCCAATAACCTTAATTTTATCATCCATGTTTACACTAGAGACATTCAATGATAATAATTCTAAATTAGGAAAATCTTGTTGCATACGGAGTGAAACATTATTTTGAACATTAAAAGAATCCGTTTCATCTAACAAGCCAATCATAATATCGATGGTTTCATCATAACCAATAATAAGATATTTTCCAACACATGAAATGGATGGATAGTCATTTAATGAATATGTTGAAAAAGACGCATAAAAAAAGGTAATGTCCTTTTGTCCATCTAATAAATGAGAGGTAGTAACAACTAACTTTGCGTTATCTCCAAGAATGAATGTTCCATCAAATAAAAACCCAGTACAAAAACTTCCTGTTGTTTCGTTATTAAGATATACAGTGCAAATAGATTGTTTTATTAATGTATTTTTCATTGCGAGTTGTTGGTTAAATGGAATTGGTAATTGTTGGAATTGATAATTTCTCATAAATTGTTCTTTGGTTTCATCAATGCTTTCAACTAATGAGGATACTTTTTGAAAAGAAATCCAATTAATGTTATCAAAAGATTTATAAGAATTGGCCATGGTCATTACAGAATAATTTAATAAATATGTTTCTAGTTCCGATTGTCCCGCAGGTGAAACATCAAAGTATTTACTGTATGGAGGATATAGCCCACATCCAATAGACATGATAACACATGCTGACAACAAACAATTTCTGCTTGTAAAATTCGTAAAAATAACTAATTTGCTGGATGAAAACAGATTAAAATCAGAGGCATACAATTCAAAATTAAAATTGTATTTAGTATATTTATTTCCTAAATCGTCCATGTAAAAATAATCCTGAATTCTAGTAAATTCGTAATCATTATAAGGGATTAAATTAAATTGTCGTTGACAATAAATATCCGGATTTACATTTAATAATTTTGTTGTAGTAGAAGAAAAATTTAAATTAAAAATTCCATATTTTAATACATGTTCATTGATATCATCAGTAATGTCTGTAAAATAGCGTGTCATTAAAGGATGAATATAAAATTGTGATGCTTCTAACGATAACATTGAAATAATAAATTGGTCATTAAAAAAGGACAAATACTTTTGACTAAACATTAAATAAATTGCGCCATATATAGAATCTACATTGAATGTTCCAATTGTATTTATGGTGGTTTGTATAGTAGTTTGTAGTAATTCTATAAAACCAGGGACAATTGTGTTAAATTTACTTGCAAGATATTGTATAAACAAAGGGTCTGACCCATTTAATAATATTGAATCAGTTATAATTAGTAAAAAGTTTTGTATTAAAAAAAGACAAAATATGCTATATTTATAATTAGTTAAAATAAATTGATTGTCTTGTAAATATTTAGAAAAATCAAAATTATACACAGAATACAATAATTTTTTATTATCAGGGTTGTAATATAAAAAAGGTATAATTGCAGATGTTATTGTATCCAAATGTCCTTTTGTTTGGTTAAAAGGTACTAATTTTGCCATATAATATAATAATATAATATTATATGGATACTATTTTTATAAATGGAAATCTTTTAAAAAAATCTACTAATAAAGATATTATAGCAACAATTAATGATGTAAATAAGTTGCTTAATAAAGGCAATTCTTGGGTAAAAACTAATTTGTCTAATTTAAATAATATTGAAATATCAAATTCTAATAAATATGCGATTTTATTCAATAAAACAAATAAAGTTAAAATTGTTGCGGATATTTTATCTTCACAACGAGAGACCATCACAGAATTGTCAACTGGAATTTCTAATGCGGTTATATCGAATTCTAACAAATATCAGGTTTTATTATCAAATTCAGATAGTTATACTGAAATAATAAGCATTTTAGTTTCTTCAGATTATGGAAAAACCTTTTTAACTAGTTATTATGATTTTAACGGACAATTTAATAGTGTATCAATTTCTAATAATGGACAATACATTCTAGTTTCAAAAAATAACTCATTATTATATTCATCTAGTTATGGAAAAAGCAATGAATGGAAACAGATTGATTTTATAAATTCAGCAGATTTTGTATATATAGAGGCCTTTAGATTTATTAATTCTAAATTGTCAAGCAATGGACAATATAGTATTGTTATAACAGAATCCTATAGCAAATCAGTATATTTTTCCATTGATTATTGTAAGAGTTGGACACTTTCTTTAGATATGGATAAGAGTATTAATAATGTAAACCATTTATTTATATCTCAAACTGGAGAAACCATGGCAATTAGTTGTGATTCATGTATTTTTATTTCAAATGATTGTGGAGCAAATTGGAGGTTAGCTAATGTGCCAAATAATAACTGGTTGAAAGTTATCTCAGTAAATTCAAATACCTTATTAGCAATGAGTCTTGATAGTTTATGGGTTTCAGATGAAACAATGTATAATTGGAGAAAATATTTAGACATAACAGATGTTACGAGTGTTCCGGATTCATACATACAAAATGGATTTTATTCAAACCAAACATTGACATTACACATTTCGAATGCATTATATTATTTAAAAGGAACTATTTAAATCTCCAAGAGTGTAAACATGCTTTAGTATGCTTAATTAATATTTTAATTTTATTATTAATATTTTAATATTATATGACAAATATGATAGATTATCCGGTTTTTCCTTCAACATATCGACATGATTATTATTCATTTCTTGTTTATGATGAAGATGATAAATTAAAATATTCTAGATATAATTTTGATTACATTAAATATGCTTTAAATAATAATAAATTGCAATTGCCTAATTTAAATATTGGACATGCCATTTTGTACCCTAATGATGATGGTCCAACATATAAGAATGGAACTTCTGGACAATCAACGGATTTTACAGAATATACTTTTAGCAATTCTGGAAATTTAGGATATATTATTGGAAATGATGGTGAATATAATGGATATAACGCATATAATAAATTATCAATTTGGCAAGATTTTTGGGCAAATATAAATGGTGATTATTTAGCGCCATACAATGTTCCAGAGAATATGAAACAATATTTTACTCCAATAACAGAAGAAATACAAAAGTATATATCAAAATATGGCGTATTTCATGGTGAATTTGAGGATGCTACGGCAGTTGATAACTTATTAATAGAACCCACTGTATTGTTACCACGATTATCTTCTGAATTAATATATTTTACAGATAGACAAATTAGACGAGTTCAAGATTATAATTTTATGGAACCAGAAAATAACTTTATTTATTCAAAATATGATTTTGATTTTGAACAATATTCATCTGATTTTCAATTATATGACACTCATTTGGTACTATTTACGGATTTTTGTGTACGAAATAAAGTATTAAATGGAGTTTATAATTTTACGGTTGGACAAGGGATTTTTTCTGGTTTTAAAAAATATTTTAAACAAAGCACAGACATAAATTATTTAAACACAAATTCAGTTTTTACAAATTTTTATGCTAGTGTAAAATCTTATTATAATATAGATTTTAATGCTTTTGTAAGAATAAATAATTTAAATGATAATAATCCCCAAGAAACTTTCATGACAACTTATCAATTTCAACAATTACAAGTTCCATTTTTTACAAATAAAGATCCCAGAAATGTTATTGAAAAAAGTTGTTGTACTGTACTATTTCAAGAGAAGGTTGGAACAGGATTTTTAATTGATATTTCATCTATTATGAATGATACTAAACAATATGTAATTACACAATCAAAATTATTTTCTTCAGATGTAACAACATTTTTCGCAATTTTTCAACAAAACGGAATTAACATTAAAGTTCAATGTAAAGTGGTTGGTTTTCATAAATATGCCGATTTTTTACTAGGAGTGTTTGATCCGTTATTGCCATACAATCAAACTTATGGAATTAATACAGTACCAATAATAAGTACTCCAATTGATTTAAATAATGACGTGTTAAATGGTGAAAAAGTATACACGTTGGGTTCATATGACATGGCTTGTCCATTCAATTTTATTTCTGGTTATGTCACAAATAATATTTACACTAAAAATTATAACACATTTATTGAGGCATCACCATTTCCAGAAAGCATGTTAATTGATGCAAGTTCTAAAAAAGGGTGTTTTGGAGGTCCTGTTTGGAAAAATGATGATTTGGGTAATCCTATATTGGTTGGAATGTTAACACATGCTTTGTATGATGACCAAATGTCGGTAGCATGTAAAATAAATGTGATTTTAAACATTATTAAATCAAATTCACAAAACCGTGCACCTCAACCTATTAATTTTTTAATGTACTCTAGAGGGTTAGCAATAGTTGGTAAATGTGGTCATCCATTGTTGCAACAACAATATCCACATTTAAATAATTTAAGTTACATTGGAGGAATGTATGTAAGTAATATTATTCTTGGATATGATACAAATAATAATACTCCAATTTATAGCATTAATAATGTAAATTTTGAAAATATAAAATTAATCAACAATTTATTTATTGGAACTACTTTTTATAATTGGCTATTATCTGGTAATGGTGTTGTTATAAAATCATTAAATGGAATACTTTTAGGCAACTTTCCTGGACAACGACCATATTCTGATTTTACTTATGGTGTTGGACCATTTAAAAGTATAGGAACTAAACCAATACCATCTAGGTTTACAGGAACATATGTAAATACAGTTGTTAATATATATAATCCAATTATTGTCGAATATTTTTACTATAATGGTAGCGTTTGGCAACTAACTAGTGAGACAATTGGAATGAATGATGACAATGATTCAATGTATGTTGAAGACAGCATAGGAAATGATAAATATGTTCAACATAAAAGCGAATTTTGTGTATCCCTTCTTCAATATATAGAAAATAATAGCAATTAGTTTTCATCTTTTTAAGACACACAGAGATGGAACGCGCGTTCATATAAAAAAATAAGAACAGATAATTACACAATTACACCTACTTATTTATCCATCACATCATAAAGTAAAGGCAGATAAATATTACAAATTATATTATATTATAATATAATATAATGACGAATATTGAAGATAGTTGTTGTACAATTATTATTGGAACTAATTTACTAACAGGATTTTTAGTTAATTTGCCTAATATTAACAATTCACACAAATACGTTTTAACATGTGCACATGGGTTAACATCAAAAGATATAACTACATTTTACGCACTTTTTAAACAAAATAATATTGATGGAACAATTACACACATTAAAGCACAATTTAGAATCATTATGTACGAAAATTTAATAGATGTCATGATTGGTATATTTGACCCATTATTACCATATAACACAACATTTGGTATTGACATTTCACAAATTCCTAACATTAATGTTAATTTAAATGATTCTGTTTCTCAAGGGGATACTGTGTATTTTGCTGGATCATTTGATTTGACATCCCCGATAAATCACATTCAAGGCATTGTTTCAAATTCTACATACACTGAAAATTTTAAAGTAAATAATTTTGAATGTGGATTATTTCCTGAATGCATGTTAATAAATGCCCATACTAGAAATGGGATGTCTGGAGGACCTGTTTGGAAAACGGATGATGTAGACAATCAAATATTAGTTGGAATGGTAACAGGCACATTTTTTAATGAAATGGTGGTTGTTGTTAAAACTAGTAGTATGTTTAGTTTTTTATCAATCGCACAAGTATTTAATTATAAATATTCTATTAAGTCATTGCAATTTACAAATTTATCACACAAAAATTGGTTAGGAATTATTTCTCAATACTATCATCCTATTTTAAAAAATACTTTTTCTAATTTAAATGTTTTTCCATATGTTGGTGGAATATATATATCTAATGTAGTTATTGGATATAACACAAACACACGCACGTTTGTTACAAATAAAACTGAAATTAATTTAAATACTATTCAATTAATTAATCCATTGCAAAAAACAAACTTGCATGCTTACATGTTAAAAGGAATTGGAGTTGTTTTAAAATCAATTAATGGAATACTTTTAGGGAAATTTCCTGGACAAAGACCATATTCTGATTTTACTTATGGGTTTAAACCATCAGGAACACAACCGATTCCATCAAAATTTTCAGGCAAATACATAAATTCCACAGTTAATACATATGATTCAGTTGTCCTAAATTATTTTTATTTTGATTGTCAAAGATGGATTGAAACTAGCGAAACTATTGGTTCAAATGATCCATCATGGTATACTGAATATGAAATGGGACATTATTTATATGTTCAACATTTGTTTGAATGTCCATTATCTTTAACGAATTATTTAGAACAGGACATGAGAGGTAATATTGACATAAGGAGTGATAATAATTCATATATGACAACCATTGGATGGTTATAAGACGATGTGTGAGAGCTTATCATATGTGGTCATTGTTAAAAAATTTCTCGAAGGCTTCGTTAACTCGTATAAAAGGTTGATATGTTTAATATAATTTATATAATTTATAAAAATTTAATCTAACATTATATCATGGAACGTAGTTGTTGTTCAATTATTTCAGAAAATAATGTAGCAACTGGATTTTTAATTGATGTAACATATATAACTGCCAATGTAAGTCAAAAATATGTTATTAGTTGTGCTCATGTATTGCCTTCAGAAAATACAACCACATTTTATGCTATTTTTCAACAACATAATAGCGATGAAACCATTACAAACATTCAAGCACAATTTAGAGTAATTGGATATGATAGTTATGTAGATTTAATGGTGGGTTATTTTGATACGACATTGCCATATAATAAAACATATAATGTTGACATTTCTTTAATTCCAAATATAGTTATTGATAACAATGTTCTTAATAATGTAATTGAAGGCGATGATGTTTATATGGTAGGAACATATGATTTTCAAACCACTTCAACCTTTATTAAAGGAACCGTTTCAAATAATACATTTACTCAATCTTTTGGAGTAAATGAATTTGAATGTGGATTATTTCCTGAAAGTATGTTAATAAACGCAAACACCAGAACTGGAATGTCAGGAAGTCCAGTTTGGAAAAAAGATGATTTCGGCAATGAATCATTGGTTGGAATGTTAACGGGTACATTATTTAATAAAATGGCAGTTGCGGTTAAAACCGACATGTTATATACTGGATTAAACACTATGGTAAATAATTATCTATATTTTAATAATACATTTAATGGAGATTTAAGTAAAACAAGACAATTTACAAATTTAGGATTAAATAAATCTTGGTTAGGAATATATGGTGAATATTTTCATCCTAATTTAATTTTTAAACACAAAGAATTAACTAATTTTAATTATATTGGAGGGGTTGTTATTTCTAAAATTTTATTGGGATATGACACGGCACAAGAAGAATTTATTTTTTCTAAAAATCAAATAAATAACAATGTAATATTACTTAACAGTCCATTATTAAATACAAATTTATATAAATTTGTCATTGACACAAATATAGTTGTTTTAAAATCATTGTCATTTTTTAATTCAATTAAAGCAGAATATGATACAATTAATTTAGGAAAATATTTAAACCAATCTACATATTCACAATTTACATATGGATTTAATCTTATGAGGTCAGGAGTTGCAACCACGTTTGATTTTCTAGGCAATGGTGGAAATTTTTTATCAAAAAGAATAGCAACATATCCTTCATTAATTATTACATATTCATATTTAGGAAAAGACGTAGATAACACTGGACAATTTATATGGAAGGACGCAACTGAAATAATTGGAGGTAATAGGTCAGATTGGTATTCTGTTTTTAAAGATGGAGATTATTCTTTTTTAAAACATAATTTTACGTTGCCCATATTTTTGAGAACATATTTAAAAAACTTAAATAGAACATATAACGACTCATATGATACAACACCTCCGAAAGAGGGAAATCAAGCACATGCACAGCTGCCCGGTGGTTAGTTAAAATAACGTTAATTAAATATTGTTTAATAAAATGGATGATTTTAACGTTTCTTCTCTCCACGAATCTAAAAATGAATGGGCAGCAAGGTTGATTAATATTTTCACGCCATTAATTATTGAAGGATATAAATCTATTTTTAATGAAGCATTCCAATTATGTAAACAAAACAACGAATTAGATAAATATTTAATGACATTTCAGAATTTTATTTCTCGTGTTCCTAAATGGAATGCCGCTATTATTGAACAAGAGAGAAGACGCATAAATGATAAAAGTGGTTGTGGATATTTAGAAGATTTGATTACATGCGTTCATATTATTCAACTTAAAATTTTGACATCTATGCGTGCTGGAAACAAACAGAAGAAGATTAATATTACTATTCCAAAATTAGATGAATTTATTCATAAAATTTATATTAATGTTGCACGAAAAGTATACAAAAATGTCTATTTGTTTGAAATTAATATACCACCTTTACAAACACAAAAATATCAGAGAGAACTTGAACTTATTGTCCAAGAATGCGTTTTAATTACAATTCGCGAAAGTATTCCTGTTGAAACCATTTTAAAAGCATATATGGATGAAACTATTGAAGAAGAAGTCATTGAAGAAATTAAAGAACAAATGATTGAACCACCCCCACCACCTTCTCCTTCTGTTGGTTCTTCTATACATCCTTCTCCTTCTGTTGGTTCTTCTATGCGTCCTTCTCCTTCTATGCCTTTGTCTTATGAAAATGTATCAAAATTGAAATTTGATGACAATGACCATTATTTAGACACAAATAACAATCAATCATCGGTAAATGCTCCTAAAACAATTGATAGATTAGAAGAAATTAGCAATATACGTGCAACTCAACGAAGAGTTGAACAAGAAAATGATCAGGATGATGAAAGAATCACTATTTCTAATAATGATATTAGTTTAGATAATTTAGACATACAACATATTTCACTAGACATGGACGAATTGCCTGACTTGTTGAAAGATGAAATTGAAACATTAAATTAACCAAAACATGAGTAATCATTGCGTAAAAATCGCATTTAGAATAAGTATAAGAATATTATGTTTGCAATTGCTGGAATTATTTCTTTTATTTTTTTAATTGCGAAATTTATTGAAATGAGATTTATTGAAAAAGAAAATAAACCACTGAAAATAATGATACGCGATGCGTTATTGGTTTATTGTTGTGTTTTACTTGGGTTATTTTTATATGAACAAGTCTCTCCTGTAAACATTGAAATAAAAAGCCCGAATGTATTTACAGACAATCCGGGATTTTAAACCCTTGAATATTCTCGATTCTTTTCTTAAGGGTGTTATTTTTCAATTCAATTATACACATTTTTACCATTTTTATATAATAATTATTATATAAAAATACCTTTTGCCTGATTAAACATGTGGAATCATCGAATCAATGTTTACAATATGCTCTAAAGATACATCTTTTTTTGTTGTCAAAAAAAGTTTGAATTCTTCTCTCTCTAATTGTGCTTGAGGAGTATGATTGTGGACACATCTAGCAATCATTTTATATAATTTAAAATCAGGATATCGTTCCATTCCATTGTTTTTATAAAGCAAATTTACACCTTTGTCGTCTAAACACCACTCTACAATTAATCTCACCAATGGGCTACATTTTTTCAAATTTTTAACATCATTTACATCATCCACTAAATAATCAAATATAGAACATGCCAATCTACATAAATCAAAACTATAATTCGGGTCTAATCTTGGTTTTTTGTCATTTAAAAAAGGTTCTGTGTTATATTGGGAAGAAGCATCGCCTTTATACTCAAAACTATCGCTACAAAATAGCTTGTTTTGAAATTTATAAATACTTCTTCCGAAATCTATGATTTTGAAAATTCTGCCAAATGTCGGCACTTTATAATATTTATTTTTATACAAATAATAGACATGTTTTAAATTCGTTTCACAATACATAATGTTGTTTGTATGTAAATCATTGTGTGTGAGAGAAAACACTTTTTGATATGTTATTAAAATCATAATTATTTGCATGAATGCGGCAAACCATTCATTGTCATCTTCAAAATGGTCATTTAAAATAAGACTGTCTAGGGTATTGTCGCATTTTTCCATACAAATTACATGAACTGGAAATTCTTTTATGGTTGCCTTGAGTTCATCTTCTTCATCTTCTTCATTACTGCTTCCACTATTACTTTCATCATTATCTGAGTCTTCTTCATTGTCTTTATTTTGTTCTTCATCATTTTCATTGTCTTTATTTTGTTCTTCATCATCTTCATTGTCTTTATTTTGTTCTTCATCATCTTCATTGTCTTTATTTTGTTCTTGATTATCTGAATTTGATGTATAAGAAGACCTTGATGAAAAAGACGAGCCTGATTTCAATGTAGTTGTAAGATTTGATGAAGATGTTTCCATGTTTGAATGTGTAATATCAATCAAATCTAATGATAAATCCTTTACATTGTCCAGAGTCAAACAATTTTCATCAAATACATTGTCAAATAAATTATCTGTAATGAGATCCGCAGATATATTCACTGATTCAGTCGCATTGATTTTAATAGGGTGTTTTTTATCAAAATTATCTTGAAATAAATGTTCATATTCGTCTACTGTAAATAATTTATTTTTGTGTTCATTAAAAAAAGGAGATTTCATTAAATATTCAATGTCATCCTCTACATTTATTCTATATTTTTGCTTAATAGAGAGAAAAGACCCATAAAAATCCACACCATTGATAAAATTGTTATTGTGAATTAAAAAACTGGATAAATAAACAAAGAACCCGTCAACATACGCCGCATTGTTTACATCCAACATTTTAGAATGCACTGCGGATTGATCGGTTTCTTGATGCGAAGGCAAAGTAAATAAGTTTGGATTGGTAATGTCATATTTACCCAATAAATATTTGTATGGGTCAAGAAGCGGCGCATGTTTAAAAAAGATCGGCTTTGATTTGACTTTTTGACTGTTTATATTTTTAACATTTCCTAGATAAGAATTGTCTTCATCGTATATTTTTTCTTTTACAGAAGTTAAATACCAAGTGTGATTTAAATTGACATTTTTATAATTTGATTCAGTTAATGTGAAAAATCTATTATATAATGGTATATAATTTTGCGTTTTAGAGAGAAATAAAGTATTTTTGTTTTCTAAAGTAAGAAATAATTCCTGATTTTTTCTTTTTTGATAATTTACATTAAAAATCATTAATAGGTATTTAACATATAAATTATATTTCTTTTTAACTTATTATTGATTTATTGATTTATTGATGCGTAATAATTATTATTTATTAAACTGGCATTAAATATAAATGTCGCTAGAATTGAAAAAATTTGATATGAAAAGTATTTCTTTTAAACCAAATGATTCTAAAGGACCAGTGATTTTTTTATTAGGACGACGAGACACTGGTAAATCGTTTTTAGTAAGAGATTTATTATATTATCATCAAGATATCCCAATTGGAACTGTCATCTCAGGCACAGAAGAAGGTAATGGATTTTATGGCAAAATGGTTCCTAAACTATTTATTCACAATGAATACAATACTGCCATTATTGAAAATATATTGAAACGACAGCGTTCTGTATTGAAACAAATCAAAAAAGAAATGGAAACTTATAAAAAATCCAATATCGATCCACGCACTTTTGTCATTATGGATGACTGCTTATATGATAACACTTGGTCTAGAGATAAAATAATGCGCCTACTCTTCCTCAATGGTCGTCACTGGAAGGTAATTTTAATCGTGACAATGCAATATCCTTTGGGTGTACCTCCAACCCTTCGCACGAATATAGATTATGTTTTTATTTTGAGAGATAATTATATCGCAAATCGCAAAAGAATTTATGAAAATTATGCAGGCATGTTTCCGACATATGAATCGTTCGCTCAGGTGATGGACCAATGCACAGAGAATTATGAGTGTTTAGTCATTAATAACAACGTAAAATCCAACAAATTACAAGATCAGGTGTTTTGGTACAAGGCAGAAGCACATAATGACTTCAAATTGGGGTCAAAAGAATTCTGGGAATTGTCAAAAGGCGTTCAATCTGATGATGAAGAAGAACAATATGACCCTGCTAATACAAAGAAACGCGGTTCGGGTCCGAAAATAAATGTGAAAAAGACAAAGTGGTAGGTCTTGCTTTTAAAAAAATTGAACCAAATAAATTAAAAGCAAAAGAAGTTAAAGATATACCTCAATTACATATATAATATGACGCAACAAGCATTGAACATTGTTGAATACATTCAAGACAATCCTATCAAGTCGTTTTCAGATAAATATAATGAAAAATTTATGAATGAAATTAAAAAGAGTTTTGTTGAGTATGAAGAACAATTATTTATAGATATGTTTTATCATCATTTTGGTTGGCATTGTTATGAAAGACATGGATTTACTCTAGATTTAGATAATGTTTGGAAAATGATTGGATTTACACAAAAAGGGAACGCAAAAAGAATGCTAGAAAAATATTTTATACTTGATAAAGATTATAAAATAGAACCTGTTTTTATATGTGAGCATGGGAAAATAAAATTAAGATGTAAAATATGTGATGGTTGTCATATTTGTCAACATAATATAATAAAATCAACTTGTAATAGTAAAAAATGTGTCTTTATTGAGGTTCCTCACAGAGGAGGTCATAATATTAAATCATATATATTAACAAAGCATGCTTTCAAATGTTTATGTGCGAAAGCAGGAACTAAAGAAGGAGATAAAATTTTATACTTTTATGAAAAAGTAGAAAATATAATAGAACGACTTTATGAAGAACAATTTCTTGAAATGGAAGAAGAACTTGACAATGTAAAGCATGAACTCAAGGAGATAGATGATGATGCTGAATTTATTAAATTCTGTGAAGAACGACAAAAAAGAGAAGAACAAAGTAAAAAAAATGATTTTACGAAAAATTTAGATGACTTGTTACATTTAACCAATCAAAAAAGAAATCTAACAAAACATTTAACAACAAATTATAAAGAAAATGTCCATTATATTATAGACATTAATTTTCAACATAAATCTCAAAGAGGAGGTCATAATATAGTAATTTACATGCTTACAGAAGAAGCATTTGAATTATTTAAAAGTTCATATAATTTAAGAAATAGATATATTGTCGAGTTAAATGATAAAATAAAATGCATTAATAATTACGCAATGTGCATTGAAAATCAAACAATAGGATTTATTGAAAATTCATTTAAAGATGTATTAAATTGTAAAAGACAATATAAATTTGATAAATATAGAGTTGATTTATATTTTATTGACTACAAATTAATAGTTGAATGTGATGAACACGGACATAATGATAGAGACCAAATAAAAGAAAAAATCAGAGAAGATTATTTGATATCATTAAGCAATAAAATAATTAGATATAATCCAAATGATGAATTATTTGATTTGTCGAATGTATTGAGAGAAATATATAAGGTTATAATGACAACTTCACTATAGACGTGGTTATTTGGAAACCAAATGAAAAGACAATAAATGAAGATGGTTCAAATAATACAACTGAAATTAATGATGAATATTACTTTTGTCTTGCTAAAATTTAATACACACACACTATTTATCGTTAACTAATTCTTTTTATTTACTTTACACCTTTGGACATTTAAAACGCCGATTTTCACGGAATTAAAAAATCCAAAAATGTAAAATCAATTATGATGGTCTTACTTTTTCCTCTTCTTTTTTGGTTATTGAAGAGGTGAAAGACGAAATGTGAAAACATAATGGGCGTTCTTGTTTTTCTATCCAAGATTGCGTTAATTTCATTATGTTTATTGAAGAGTTTGCATCTCTTGTTCTAAATACGATTTTTTTGTTTTCGCAACTTACGCAGTTAGAACAGATTAACAGACGAAACACTTTCTTTCCTTCCTTATCTTTGTAATATTCCAAATCTTTATTACAATCACAACACTTCTTACTTGTATTACATTCATTTATTGTTATTGTATCATATTTCCTATGAATTAATTTCCTTAATCCTTTATTCATCGTAGGCATAAAATGTTTCATTTGCGTAGACCTACTCCAATTTCCATAACCAATTAAGATATTTTCTCCAAATGTTTCTTTTATTTTATTAAAAAATGTATCTATACTTTTCTTACCATAACTATATTGCCGAAACTTCATTTTTCTCCATGTATCTCGTTTGTAAAAATCGGTTGTTTCTTTGTTTAGTTTATTCTTTTCAACCAAATACGATTTGAACTTTTTGTAATCAACTGATTTACTATTTTGAAACGATAATATAGTTTCTTTTTCAATAATTCCGTTTCGTTTTCTTTCCAATAATAAAATACGCTGAGTACACTTTGCTTTGCTTTCTCGTTTTCTTTGTGGTGCTGTATATTGTAGTTTGTTTCCGTTTTTATCCATCATATAAACCAAACTGTGTTTTCCTGGATCACATCCTACAATATTTCTGTCTTTCAAAGTATCCAATTGTTCTTTGGATAAATCCTCAATATTGTAGAAATCTTGTTCTTGTAAAACTGGAACTCGTGAACCCCATTTTTTATCTTTCAAATCTTTTCTAATAAATAATAAGCAACACGAAACGCCGTCAGTTTGTATTTGGTTATGAAACTGATAATGTTTATTTTTGAATATTTTATTTTTCAAATCCAAAAAGTTGCACCATACTTCGTTTTGGTTGTCTTTTACATTACTTAATAATTCACCCTTTTTAACTTTATTACCATCTTTGTCTTTTTCTGGACAAAATAGGTTTATTAAACTTGCAGTATCAATAATAATATGTTTTGGTATGATATTGTTGCGTAATGGTAATGGTTGAAATAGTTTGCTTTCTTGTTTTTCTAATACAGAGTTCATATACAACATTCCTTTCAAATAATCAAATGGTTTTACTTTGACATCATAATGAATTGACTTTTTGATATTTTGCGGAATGATGTGGTGTAAATGTGTTTCTTTCCATTTTGAAAACATTTCATTCGTTTCAGTTAATTCCATAAGGTTCTTTTTGAATTGAAATAAGGTTGCTTTATCTTCGGTTATTTCATTTGTTGTTTTGTTAATAAATCGTAAAAAATGTTGTATGAAATGCTCTTGAATATTATTGGATAAAGAAGTATGTATTTGTGTAGCTAAATAAGGTAATAAAAAAGTCGTGTTTTTCAAATTGGTTTTTACATGGTTCAATAAAGGTTGGTATTCGGTTGTGTAGAATTGCTCTAATGTTTCTAAAAGTGATGTATCTTTTCCTTTTTTACCTCTATTATCACGACTGCCTAATGTTTTGATACAATACAAAATAAAAGTATCATCTATCATTGGCAAATCAAGTTTTTGTGTGTATTGATGCAAAACATATAACCGAATAAATTGGTATGTATGAATAACCAAATCATTCATTTCAAAAACCAAATGATCTATAACTGGTTGTGTTGTATCACGATTAAGTAAAATCGTCTTCAAGGGTATTTTGAAAGTTTTATATGCGGATTTTTCATTATTCCTAAACTCTTTGAAATCCTCCTTTTTCTTTTTCTTAACTTTCATTTTATATACTACTATATTATTTCTTTTTAAGTTATTTTAACGCAAATAATTTAAATATAAATTGTGTATATTTATAAAAAAAATGGAAACTTCTAATGAAACTGAAATGAAATACCATTGTGAAGTGTGTAATTATAAGTGTTTATACCAAGCACACTGGAACCAACATTTGGAATGTGAAAAACATAAAAATAATGGAAAACGAAAAACGAGAAGTGATAAGATATTAGAACCAAAATGTAAATCGTGTGAGTATACTACAACACGCACAACAAATATGAAACTCCATTATTTAAATCATCACTCAAATAAAGAAGAAAGAAAAAAGGAGTTTAAATATTATTGTGAATCATGTGATTTTGGTCATTTTACAAAAGGATTATTTAAATTGCATATGGAAGCAAAGCACACAACTGCCTAATGTATTTACATTTAAACAACTGACTATTATTCAACAAACTTGAATATAAATCCTCCAGCAGTTTTTTGCTTATTAAGGCAACATTTACTTATGCTTGTATAACAGATTTTTAATTCATTTGATGCTTCTATCTGCGAGTTGAACTCATTTAATTTATTCATCTGTAAATCATACTGGACAATTTTTTTAGTAGTATTAGACAAACCTGAGTTAATTTTATGTATTTGATTTTCTGTATTTGAACACCATTCTAAATTATTTACACAGGCATTTTGTTTGTTCCCATCAATATGGTTTACTTGTTCTTTGTTTTCCGGATTAGGAATAAAGACTTTTGCAACCAATCTATGTAATAAATATGAATGAGGATAAATACACGCCCACAAATAACCACTTTCATGATGGTTAGAACCTTCTGTAATTCTTCCTTTATGATTTTTAACTCTGCCATAATTTGATATTTTGTATCCTTTGGTTCCTTTTATAATATCACTTGGAATATCTTTCCATTCTTCATCATTATATTTATTTTCACATTCATTACAATATTCCCATTTATAACCAAATGTAGTTGGTCTTCTCCCTTGCGCTACTGCGGATATTTTCGTTTTTATATTATTTCCATCATTAAACTCTTTTACACTTGTTACATTATTATCAAAAATCCATTGTGACGCTGCCCTTATAGTTTTGTAATATTCTAATTTTTCATTAGTGTTTTTATCAATTCTCCAAACTGATCGCGAAGAAACTAATTCTTGTATTTCTTTTTTTGGTTTTCTTTTATGTTTATTTTGTTCACTAGAAGTTGCCCATTCTAAATTACTCAAATTATTATTTAATTTGTTATGGTCTATGTGATTAACTGAATATTTATTTTCTGGATTAGGAATAAAACTTAACGCAACTAACCTATGTATTTTCATAGGTTTAACATCACCGTGATTATTATTTAATGATGTGCATAAATAACCAGATTTAATACATGGGTTAAGTGTATAATTGGTTGTTTTATTTCTTAGATTTCCATAACTACTAATTTCATAATTTGAAAAATTATCTAATGTTTTCCAAACTTCTTCATTCATATTATTAAATTATATATTACATTATTTTTATATAATTAAATTAAATCAATTTTATAATTTATGTTATTTTTTCATCAATAACTTCCATTATTTTATTTTGCGTTATATTCATTTCTTTAATTTCGTTTATTTGTTTTTGTAATTCTTTTATTTGTTCTTCTAATTCGTAATTTCTGCTTGTATCAACAAAATTATTTAATTCATTAATTAATTGTTTATTTTTCCAATTTACTATCCAATCTTCAACTCGCAAAACTTCCAACGAAAATACATAATTATGAATATTTTGTCTCAATATTTCCACTTCGTTGTCTGGTGTATTATATTTTAATTTAAGAATATCCAAAGCTCTTCCTAATAAATGATATGGTTTATTTGAACCTAATAAATAATATTTTAGGTTAATTTGTAATTTATTTTTTAGACAAAGCAAATTGTATTCTTCCGTAAGTTCCATTATTTATGTAAATAATAATTAGTTTTTAAATTATTTGTCAATATTATATATGCCTAATCATAAGAGCGAGGATTATAAATTATCTGCTGTTGATTATTATTTAACCGAAGACAAATCACAAGAAGAAGTTTGTAAAATATTCAAATGTTCTGCACGAAGTTTGATGCGTTGGGTAGACAAATACAAAAAGATGGAGAAATTAAACGACATAATAGAATACCAGTAGCATACAAGATTGATAAAAATGAAGTAAAATACATACTGGAAGAAATCAAGAAAAATAAAACAATCACTATGGAAGATTTGCTTGTAAAAGTAAAAGAAAAATACCATTCATTTGATATTTCACGAAGGCATTTGGGTAGAGTTATAAAAGACAATAATATTACACTCACAATTACTCGTGTGCGACATGAACCGACAAAACGATTTGGAAAGGATATTGATATTAACCAAAAAATTAAAGAGTTTTATGAGGAAGTAAAGAAATACAAATTAGAGGATATTATTTGCATAGATGAGACCTCTATAAAATCATTACAAAAACGAAACCATTGTTATAATGAAATTGGAAAGCGTTGTGTAATAAAAACGCAATCACAAGAAGTATTCAAGAAATATACTGGAATATTTGCGGTTTCTACCAAAGGTGTTTTAGGTTGGGAATTATACGAAAAAAGTGGAATAAATACAGATAGATTATATGAGTTTTTAGAAACGCATATAACAAATAAATACAAAAACAAACTTATTATTTTGGATAATGCGAGTAGTCATAGAAACGAAAGGATAAAAGAGTTGGTAAATAAACACAATAAAATATTATATGCGGTTCCATATCAACATTTCACAAATAGTATTGAAAATTATTTTAGTATGTTGAAATCACGATTGTATAAAGTAAGTGAGGAAGGAGAAGGATTAACACACGAAAAGTTAAAAGCAAATATAACAAGTGTAATACGAGGAATACCAAAAGAAAAGTATGAAAATATATTCAAAGGAGCATATAAAAGAGATGCTGTATATGTGAAAAATAAAACAAGAAAACGAAAATTAAAGAATTACAAGGTTTAGAAAATCGGCGTTTTAAATATCCAAAGGTGTAATAAAAAGAATTAATAAAAGTGTAACATTTATAAAACATTAATATATATATATATATGGTTCAAACTCAAAATAAACGGAAAAGAAAAAGTATTAAAAAAACACATCATCACACTAAAGGTAAAAGTCAACGTACATTAAAAAATAATAAAAACAAACGATTTTTTCGTCGCACTGGTGGTAAAAGACAATATACCTCAAAAATAAGAGGAGGTGATCGGATAGACCGTAATTTTTTAGAAAAATTTAAAAAGTTGGTTGCAACTTTTACAAATCCGTTGCCAAATAAATATTTAGAATGTTTAGGAAATGCTTCACAATCAATGGGGAAATCAGCACAACTCGTTAGATTATGTGGTGACGAAGTATTAAAACAGCAACAGCTCGCTACAGACAAGCGACAGTTAATAAAAGAAAAAAAAGGAGAAAATTATATTTATAAACTCGATTCATTTACCATGATGGTGTTACAACAAAATATTATGAAATCAATTTACAAGACATATGGAATAAATAATATAGAACATCCAAAAGACATTTACACAAACATAACAGAAAAAGGAGGAGGAGAAACTATTACATTTTTATTTGATAAAGCTAATAATAATCCGCCAGTGCTTGAGCAATATATATATTATGAAACCCGAAAAGAGGGTGGGCTAGATGTAATATATGATGATATTGCCGATATTTTAATATCTGTATTTAATGTTAATGATTTGTTATATGATATATGCCAGTTTCAACATTGTGATATGAAATGTGCCCAAATTTTACTGAAACTTAACAATGCCACCCCCCGAAAAATTGTGCCTATTTTTAGCGATTTTGATAAATCAACATGTTCCATACAAAATTATGACCCTAACTTAGCAACATGTAGATTACGATTAGCAAAAAATGATACTGCGCATAGCATTAGACCTAACATTAACCTTAATATTATGGGAAAAAAGCAACAAAAACCAACAATTGATTTTAGTGCAATGTCCGGACAAAAAAAAGCATCCAATTTTGTTGATTATAATAATAGTCGAGCACGAGCAACATCATTAACAAGTATGATTACATTTACAAATAATAATACCATTGAATGTAATCCAAATGATACAATTATAAAAAAAATAAAAGTATTAGAAATTTGTGGTATATTAGATATAGACCCTAAAGAACTTTCAGGAGGGGAGGGGAACATATTTAAAAATGCTATTAAACATATTAGGCGTACTGGAGAAGGGGCAGTTGGATCAGCAATCCGCACAGGTGCAATTAATGTTGTTGCACAACTAGGCACGTTAAGTAAACAAGAAACAGAAAGATTTGAAGACTATCCTCTTGAATCAAATGATTATTACAATTTGTGTTTATTTACATCATCTCTTTTATTGTGCAAGGAACCTAAAAAATTAATCGTTGCATGGGATAACAAATTAAAGGCATTAGAAATGACGCTCTATCTTATAAAAAAATATTGTACACCGGACAGTCAATATGCGGGGAGTCAAGATGCGGAGAGTGAAGACCCGTTCTATCCAGATCCAAACATCCAAGAACCAAATAGTCAAGATCCATTCTATCCAGATCCAAACATCCAAGAGCCGAACAATGAAGAACCGTTCTATCCAGATCCGAACATCCAAGAGCCGAACAATGAAGAACCGTTCTATCCAGATCCAAACATCCAAGAGCCGAAAAATGAAGAACCGTTCTATCCAGATCCAAACATCCAAGAGCCGAACAGTCAAGAGCCAGTCAGTCAAGCTCAATTTTTTATAGATAAACTGGAAAAGTTTAATGATAACCAGCCAACATATCCAATTGTAATGTCATCTAACATTAAAACACAACTTTTAAGTTATACCTCTATAGATATGGCTAAGCTACAATCTGAAATTACCAAGTTATTGCAAATAATAGTAAAATATAAAGAATATGTTACGAAAATAAAACCGCCACTTATATAACAATAAATTTCGACAGTTCAAAAAATAGATTTTACATTTGGATAATACATTTTATCTCCTTTTTTAACATTATATAAGCTAGTAAATATTTCGTTTCTGGATAATGGAACATTCACTCTGTATTTATCTGTTGAATGTGGGTTCATATCAATATAATATTGTATTGATTTCTTATTAATTTTTTCTCTCATTTGAAGGGCAAAATATATAAAAAAATCTTCAATGATTGCTTTTAATGACGATAAATCAACATTAGTTTTATTTAAAAAATCAATATAATATTGAGTGCATATATTAAGTCCGATAATGTCAGATATATTTTCTCTTAAATTAGAAGATGCGTTTATAGTTAATCCATCTCGTTTATTAACAAATTCATAATGTTTTTTAATATTTTCTTGAATTTCATTATATTTTTTCATATCTTTAGATGTCCACCAATTAGTTAAATTTCCATTATAATCATATCTTGAACCTATGTTATCTAATGAATGTGATAATTCATGTGCTATTGTAAATCCAATATTTGCTAAATTATAATCCAATGATGTGTCATTAGTTAAACTAATAAACGGTTCTTGAATGTATGCTAATGGTATATAAATTGAATTTGTAATAGAAGTATAATTTGCGTTAACTATAAATGATTGAGAACCACTATATACAAATGGATATTCTTCCCAATTAATAATAGGAATATTTTTAACAGGTGAATCATTTAATGCTAAATATTCATTGTGTTTCCATTCATTATAACTTAACATATTATGCCATACATCATTATTTATATAATTTAAATCTGGATCATCAATGCTGTCGACTGACTCTCCAATTATTATTTTTAAATAATCAAGTTTTAATAATGCTTGTTGTTTTGTTTTTGGTTCTAACCATGTATTATTTTTAATCATTTTAAAACAAACACTTTTTAAATCAACACACATATTGGTTAAATATTTTATTGAATTCGCATTTGTATATTGTGTAATATATAAGTCACTTAATAGTTTATTATATGAAATTAGTGTAAATCTAATTGCTCTAATTTCATCAGTATAATCATTGTCTTGTCCCTTTAATAATTTTAAATAAAAATTATCACATATAGATTTATAATCATATGTATATCTAATAATTTGTCTAACAAATATTTTAATCCAATATGTTCTCCATTTCGGTGTTTTCCATTTCTGTAACATTAATTCACAAATATTTTTTAAATAATCCAAATTTGAAATAACAAAATATTCAGGAATTGTTTTAAATCCAAGTTCTTTACAATATTCTTTAAAATTAAATCTATATTTTTCTAATGCTTCATCTGTATATACTTTATTGTATCCATCAGGGTCACTGTTAAAATGAATTGTTGAAAAACACATAATTATATCTTTCTCTACATCAAAAATGTCTTGTGCGTGTCCGTATAAATCTTTATTTTCAGTTATATCTAAATAAGTATTCATATATTCAATATATTTATTTGAAATAAATTTATATTTTGGGTTGCGTTGGTCTAAATATATATTTACATCCGCATGCACCGAATATGGGGTTACATGAACACAATAATGTGTTGTTTTTTTTTCATTGGGTGACATGTTAAATGACAATGGTGCGTCACCAGATATCATTTTATTTTTGCTGATTAATGCTAATAATTTCCATAAATTATTATTATTTGGGTCATTTATCAATTTATCTATTTTATTTATATAATTATTTATATATATTTTACATTGCTCTTTTGAAATTAAAGTTTTTGCTGATAAATAAAATTCGCGCATGTTAATAATTTCTTTTGATGTAGAATTTGTAGTAATTAAATTTTTATAAATATCATTTATTTGATTATATACTTTATCTTGTACTAATCTAAAAT